GTGACTACTGTTCTGACTTCCGCAAGCCCGCTGACGGCCGCCGATCGCTGCGACCGCTGCGGCGCCCAGGCATACCTGCGCGTCGTCCTGCTGAGCGGCGGAGAACTGCTCTTCTGCGCCCACCACGGGCGCAAGTTCGAGCCGGAACTCAAGAAGATCGCCGCTGAGATACAGGACGAGACGGAGCGCCTCACGGCCGTTCCGGCTTCTTCCGCCGAGGAAGAGCGCTGATACTACGCGCCCGACGACGAGCCGAATCGGCGCAAGGCCGATGAAACGGGCGGCCGCCTCCGGTATTAGCCGGAGGCGGCCGCCCGTGCTCGTGTCCGCAAGGCCCCTCAGCGGGCGTCAGACGCCCGCTCGCTGCCCTTTGGTGGCAGCGGTCGGAGCGTCCCATCCCAGCGTCCGCAGCAGCGAGGAGACGCGTGTGTAGACCCCGGGGCTGCCCGGGCGCCCGCAGCCGCTCCCCCAGGACACCAGACCGATGAGCCTGCCCTGGGCGACCAGCGGCCCGCCGCTGTCTCCTTGGCAGGCGTCGCGCCCGCCGGCGTCCTCGCCCGCGCAGAGCATGCTGCTCGCAAGATAGCGCCCTTCGTCACTGCCCGGGTACGCCCGCTCGCAGCTCGCGTCCGGGAGCACGCGCACGCGTGCCGCCCTCAGTCCGTTCGCGTAGTCCCCGGCCCCCGAGGCGTCGCCCCAGCCGTACACGAGCGCCTGCGTGTCCGGCGTGTAGGCGGGATCACCCTCCGCGGCCATCCCCACGACCGAGCCGGCGGGAAGGGCTTCGGAGAGGGTGAGCACCGCGAAGTCGCCGGAGTTGTCGGCGTCGTCGTGCGCCGGGTTGACCCAGACCGCGCTGACGCGGACCTCCTGGCCCTCGTCGGACAGCAGGTCCGTCCGTCCGGCGATGACCTTGAGGTCCTCCACCTGGTCGGGCGGCGAACCGAGCACCTCCTCGCCCAGGCAGTGGGCCGCGGTGAGTACGGTCGTCCGGCCGACGGCCACGCCCCCGCAGAACTGCCCCGCCCGGGTACCCCCGAACCGGTCACGGCTGGACAGGGCGACGGTCCAGGGGCTGTCGGCGACTTCGACCGGAAATCCGCCGACGACGACGCTGTCGGCGGACGCGGGGGCGGCGGATCCCAGCGGTATCGCGGTCGCCGCGGCCGCCAGGACCAGCGGCCGGGCCAGTGCCCGGGCAGAAAGGCGACGCATGCAGGCTCCTCACTCCTAGGTGCTCATGGGACACCCAGAGTGATCCAGTACGCCGTGGCACGCACCCGCTGATCAACGCGAAGGCCCGGCTCCGCCGCAGCGGAACCGGGCCTTGCCTGATGCGGAGAGGACCTAGTCGAGGTAGTCCCGCACTACTCGACCCTCACCGCCATGCTTAACCAGGGGTTCCCTGGTCGGGCTCGGCGTCCGTGCTTGTCGATATCCTCGACTGAGATTCCTGCCCAGATTCATCAGCCGGAGGGCACCCGGCGAGCGCGGCTCCCCTACTCCGTCCGAGGGCGGCCACGGTCGGCAGCCCCGGTTCGGGCATGAGGATCTCGAGCACTTCCACCGCCTGCTCACGCTTGATCTGCAGCGGGTCGTAGTACGCCCGCGGCGGCCGCCCCTCGAGGAGCACGACGGGGCACCCGGGATCCAGCGTCCTCCGATCCAGTCGGAGAGGTACCTCGGCCACGCAGCCCCCATTTCCTGCGCGTCGCACGCTTCAGGGCAGGCTGAATTCGCACGCGCATTCGATCTCCACGAGGTCCGAACACGGTACGTCGAATGGCCTGTTCCGCACAGCAGGTCTACACAAACAGTCATGCAGACACTCCTTTGCGTACACGACTTATTTGAACGTGAAAAGGTTGCCCAGGTCACTCGTTCGAGTGGTCGTCATCTTTCAACGCGCCCTGCACTAGGGGGCCGTCGGGCGCGACGCCCGGCTCGTGCGCGACCATGCCACCGCCGACGTCCGAGACGACGAGCCCGGTGATCTGGAAGGTGGCCGCGATCTGCACGCGCCTCAGCGGGAGACCAAGGCCGGCGGCCACCGCGCCGACGACTCGCCGGTCGACCTTGACCGGCTTGCCGTTGCCGATCTTCCAGAGGGTGTCGCGGCTAGGGCGGTGCCCGCTCTCCTCGTCGACAGCACGCTCCTCGAACTGGCGCCAGGTCATCTCGCGACCGGTACCTACACGGTCGGCGACCAGCTGCTCGAGCGTCTCCGGCTCGGACACGTCGTGTCTCATCGGGGCTCCTATGTCCGCACGCCAGAGGTGCAGGCACTTGGGGGTACCTGCCGGGGCGACCACGACGCGCGCGGCCATTGTCCACGTTCGCGGACACGTACGGCCAGCCGACCTGGATAGTTCGGCCGAAATCACAGCCGTAACGCGGACAGCGCACGCGGCGCACTGCGGCGCACACGCGGCGCACTGGACATTGCGGCACCGCCATGCTTCTATGTCCGTGTCCGCGAACGCGGACAAGCGGAGGTACTGCCAGTGCACGACGAGAACGCCGACAGATACGCCCTCATCGACGGGGAGCTCCTACTCCGGCTGATGAAGTGCCCTGACCGGGGCGGTCAGAAGCACACGGTGCGCACTCTGGCGGAGGCCACCGGCCTCGGCAGAACCAAGATCAGCAAGATGACGCGCGACGAGCCGGTCAGGCCGCTCACCGCGATGCAGGCGTCCGCCATGGCGCGGGCGGTCAACGTACGCCGCAAGGCCATTTTCACGCAGACTTTGTCCGTGTCTGCGGACACAGACGAGGAGGAGTAGATGTCCCCCGAAGAGCGCCGACTGCGAGCTCAGCTCGGAGCAGAGGTCAGCTGGGCCAACACCGTCGACCGGGCGGCGCGGACCGCGCCGGCCGCGCGCGCCGCGGAGGCCCGCTTCCACACGCAGGCCCGGGAGATGCACCCCGAGGCGACGGAGGAGCAGGTGGCCAAGGTCGCCGAGAACCTGCGCCGCGCCCACTTCAAGCGCCTGGCGCTCGCCGCCGCCACGGCCCGCCGGAAGAAGGCCGCCAGCCGTAAGGCCGGCGCCGTCGCCTAGCAGCACAGCAAACGGGGCCGCCCGGACCTTGCCCGTCCGTGGCGACCCCGCTTGAGACGACACCTCACCTCACCACTCTGAAATGAGGCTCACGTGGAACAGGCTACCCAGCCCACCACGGCCACCGCGCCCAACGACGGACGCGACACCGAGGCCCGCGCCTCCTACCGCCGCGCCCGCACCCTCGTCGACCAGCTCGTCGACCAGGTGCCCACCCTCCCCAACGCCGCCGAGGCGCACCGGTCGTTCGCCCTCGACAGCTACGAGGTCCGGCTCCACTTCGGCGTCGGCCAGGACGCCGGCCGCGGCGTCCTGCAGACCGCTGCCCTCGTCGACACCGAGCCCGTCCGCGAGGAGAAGCGCGACAGCCGCGGCGTCCTCATCGCCTTCTGGATCGGGCTGCGCACCGTCGTCGACGGCGTACCCCTGTCCGCTTGGGCGCTGACGACCGAGGCCGAAGCCAACCGGCTCCTCCCGCCGGCCGAGACCACCCCGGCCGAGGAAACCAAGGACCGGCCCGAGTCGGCGGGTGAGACGACGCAGCCGATGCCCACCGTCTCCACCAGCCCGGCCGCCATCGTCACGCCCGCCCTCACCCCGGTCCGCCCGCTCGCCGCCAAGACCGCCCCGGAGACCGGAGCGTGAGCCGGGACCTGCAGCACGAGCTGCACGCCTACCTCGAGCTGGCCGCCCAGACGCTCGACCTGCCGCTGGACCCGCAGCACCTCGAGGGCCTGGCCGTCCAACTCACCCCCGCGGTAAAGGCGCTGATCGCTGAGGCGACCGACGCCCACGACGCCACGGTGCCCGTCCCCTACACCGTCGCCCGCGAGACCCTCGACGAACAGACCGGCATCCACACCACCATCTACGCCGCGTGCACCGCCCGTATCGGCACCGACGTCCCCCACGACGCGCCCGCCGCGCTGCTCGCCGCCCAGTTGCGCGCGAGCCAGCCCGACGTCATCGCCACCAACGTCGCCTCTCCGACCTATCTCGGGCTGAGCGTCCAGCCGCAGTCCCTCTTCGCCTGGACCTGCTGGCTGAACCGGCTGAACGTCTCCGTCACCGAGGGCGCCGTCACCATGCGGGACAACGCCGCCTACGCCACCGCCACCGTCGGCGACGTCGCCGTCGAGCTCGAAGGACTCGAGGTCCCGATGCTCCTCGTCGACGAGTCCGCCGCCCGGCTCATGGGCCTGCTCGCCGAGACCGACCAGGCCTCAGCGTGAACGGCACCGCGTTCGCCGTCGAGTGGCTGCGCTACGGCGGCATGGCGGCCGGCGCCTGGACCGTCCTCGCGGTCCTGGTGAAGGTCGCCGCCGACCGCACCGACCCCGGCCCCGCGACCCGCCCGCTCACCGACCCGTCCCCGGCCCCGGCCGTGCCGCCGCGGCCCGTCTTCCCGCCGTCCACCGCCCGGCACGCCGGGCCGCCCGCCCTGGACGAGGCCCGCCTCCTCACCGCCGGCACCGTCTCCCTGACCAAGAGGCCAGCATGGACCTGATCACCGAAACCTATTTCGGCTGGGACCCCCTCACCCACACCATCGACTGCACCAACCCCACCTGGGACGACGTGCAGATCCGCCGCACCGAGGGCATCCGCCCCCAGTCCACCGGCGCCGACCACCACACCTGCCCGCACTTCAACTGCGAGCACGCCGACACCTTCCAGCGGGTACAGCTGCGCCTCGCCTGCCGGGACTGCGGCACCGTCCGCATCATCGGCGGCGAGGGCCTGACCGAGGTCCACACCACCACCGCGCGCACCGGCTGGGGCCAGGCCCCCACCCAGTGCGGCGGCGTGTGGCTGTGGCCCGGCCGCCCCGCCGCGCCGGGCGCCGCCCCGCACGAGTACCTCGTCACCCTGCAGGGCTCGGCCCTCACCCCGGCCACCCTGTACGGGATCATCACCGGCTACCGCGACAGCACCGGCACCCGCGTCTGGATGGCCGGCGCCGAGCCCGACCCCGACGGCGCCCACCAGGTCAGCGCCCTCCGCGTCCGCTACGCCTCCAACCCGTACGCGTCCGTCGAGGAGGCCGCCGAGTACCTCGACATCACCGCCCGCTTCCCCCACCGGCCCGTGGTGGTGAGCGTCTGATGCCGACCCGCGCTCAGCGCCCCCGCATCCCGGAGACCAGCGTCGGCCAGATGCAGGCCAAGTGGGCCTTCAACTCCGGCCGGACCGGCAAGCCCCGCCCGCAGGCCGACACCGCCGTCGTCGAGAAGTGCACCGTGGACGGCTGCGGCACCCCCGCCTACCAGTACCGGCCCGCTCCGGCCATGGTCCGCGTCGAGGTGCCCGGCACCGGCGAGCCCGCCCGCTGGTACTGCCCCGACCGCTGCGCCGCCATCGGCCGGGCCGTCGCCGAACTCCGCGGCGCCGACCGTCAGAACGGCGGTGGATCCGAGTGACCTCGCGTACGGACACGATCGCCGCGGTGCTGCGCCATCCGCGGGTCAAGCGGGTCACCCTGGCGCACGAGCTCGGCGGCCGCATGGTGCAGAGCACCGCGCCGGGCGGTACGACCGTCGACTGGTCGGCGACCGTGCCGCAGCTGGCCGAGGCGCTCAACACGGCACTCGAGCAGGCCGAGCAGAAGGACACCCTCCGCCGCGCCCAGCGGCTGGCGGGCGCGTCCACTGCCCGCGCCGAGATCCTCGAGGTCCTCGAGTCCGCCGGCTACAACGCGGCGGCCGCCGCCGAACTCCTCGGCCGCGCCCACCGCGAGCCCCGCAGCAACCCGCCCGCCCGCAAGCTCCCTCGCACGCTGGCGGGCGGGCACGCCCTGGTCGTCGAGCACGGCACCGACGAGATCCACGGCGCCTGCCAGTGCGCCCGCCGCCTCGGTCTCATCCCGCCCCACGCGCTGATCGACATCCTCGCCGCGAAGTGGGAGCACCACGTCCTGACGGAGGTGCCGGTCCGATGAGCCCCGACACCACCCGGGTCCTCGGCCAGATCGAACGCGGCGAGATCTGGTGCGGCCCCGACGCCGCCCGCGCGATCGCCGCCCGCGCCGAGGAGCAGTACGGCGGCGCCTGGCCGCGCCCCACCGCCACTCCCGCGCCGGACGGCCCCGAGTGAGGAGGCGCCGCCGGCCGGGCCCGTGCGACTGGCAGGCCCTCGGCGTCCACGCGCTGACCTACGCCCGCCTCTACGTGTGCGGCTGGCGGTGCGCCCTGCACACCCCGAACCGCCTCGCCGGACGGCCCGAGCCCCCGCCCGGGCCGGGCTGGCCGGCCCACCAGACACCCCCACACGGAACCGATCCCGAGGCTGCTGCCCCCACCAGCACCGAGCACAGGCAGGACGAGACCCGATGACCGCACCCGCCCAGCCCCGCAGCTTCCCGACCCCCGGCGACCTCGCCCGCCGCAAGCCCACCACCCCGGTGCCCGCGGCCACGAAGACGTCCCGCCCGCAGCCCGACACCCGCAGCAAGGCCCGCGCGGCCCGGCGTGCCGCCCGGGAAGCGGCCGCCCCGTACGTGCCGGCCAGGCTGTCCGCCGAGGAGTCCATCGCCCCGGGCAAGCTCACCCGCGACGAGCACTTCCGGAAGTTCTGGGTGTTCGCCGTGCGCCGCAGCAGCCTCCCCTCGAGCAGCCGCCTGATCGCACACGACCTGGTGTGGCGGGCCGGCCACGCCAACGGCCGGATCTCCCCGAACATGCGGCCGGACCGCGAGTACCTCGCCCTGGCGACCGGCCTCACCGCCGCCCAGGTCGACGTCGCCGTCAACACCCTCACCTCCCGCGGCTGGATCACCCACCGCCCCATCACCACCGGGCCCCGCACCGGCGGCCACCAGTGGGTCCTCACCATCCCGGCCGCCGCGCTCGAGGACGTCCGCGCCTTCATCACCTCCCGCACCAACCACGGCTACGCGCACTAGCCCACCCGATCCGCCGGGCGGGCGCTGACCACGCCGCGCCCGCCCGGCCCCACCAACCCGCCCCCAGAATCCGACTGGAGAACCCGTGTCCCTGTTCCGCAGGAAGCAGACCCCCGCACAGCCCGCACCACCTTCTGCACCCGCGCCCGCCGCCGCGGCCCTGCACATCCCCCTCGGTGCCCCGGCCGCCACCGGCATCAGCCTCAGCAAGGGCGGCTCCTCGAGCATCAGCCTCAGCAAGGACGACCCGGCCGCACAGATCACCGCCCACCTCGACTGGGACGGCGGATCCGACAGCCGCCGCGCCCGCGGCGCCGACCTCGAGCTGTACGTCCTGCACGTCTCCGCCGACGACGTCACCGCCGGCGGCAAGCGCAGCCAGTCCATCCCGGGCGGAGCGGTCTACTACCGCAACCTCGGCAGCCTTGAGCAGCCGCCGTACATCCGCCACCACGGCGACAGCCGCATCCCCGGCCGCGAGACCGCCACCATCGCCCGCCCCGACCAGCAGGGCTACGCCCTCATCTGCGCCTACAGCGCCGTCGGCAACGGCGTCGGGTCCTTCAAGGAGTACGGGGCCCGCGCGGTCATCACCGACGGCCGCGGCCAGACCGTCACCGTCCCCCTCTACGACACCAACCGGTACGCCTACTGGGTCGCGATCGCCCTCGTCGACTTCACCCACGGCAGCGCCCTCATCTCCCAGGTGGAGCTGTACTCCCGCGACGGCTCCGAGGCCCGCCCCGCCCTGTACTCCAACGGCCGCATCGGCATGGACGAGGGCCCGGTGGAATTCAAGTGAGGCGCACCCTCGCCGCGCTCGGCGCGGCCCTCACCGCGGCCGCGCTGCTGCTGACCGCGTGCAGCAACGACGGCCACGAGCAGGGCCCGGCCGGCCGGGTCGTCGCCAAGGACCGCGAGCAGGAGTGCCGCACCAAGACGACCGGCACCGGCACGAAGCGGAAGTCCCACCGGGACTGCCGCTGGGAGTACGAGCTCACCACCCGAGACAAGCAGGGCCAGGACCACGAGTTCGAGGTGCCGGCGTCCGTGTACGACGACTGCCGCCGCGGATCCGCCTACCCCTCCTGCACCAACCGCTGACCGACCATCCGGCGTCCGCCGCCACGCGAAGGAACCCCATGCATCTCAGGCGTACTGAGCCCAGCCGCATCTTCCACGTCACCGGCGGCGGCGCCGGCCTCGATCCGACCCACACCTGCGAGCACGGCTCGCCCTCCGTGTCCTTCCACCTCTTCAGCGAGCACCACGGGAGGACCGAGGACATCTGCCTCGTCCTGTCGATGTGCAGCTCCCCGGGTCTCTTCGGTGCCGCCGTGGCCTTCATCGACGAGGCGCTCGGCAGCGACGAGGGCGACAAGTTCATGGCCGCCATCCAGAAGGCCCGCGAGCTGGCCACCCGGGAGATCGACCGGGCGAAGGCCGCGCAGCGTGCGGCGGAGGACGCCTGCTGCGAGGCCGGCTACCGCACCCAGGACCGCGAGCACACCTGCGGCCGCCGCACCCCGCCCACCACCTGACCCCTCCGGGAGACACCCCTTGCGTATCGAGAACACCAGCGACCCGAGCAGCACCGCAGCGACCGCGCTCCTGGCGATGGGCATCACCATGGGCGGCGGCAACCCCACCGAGGCCATCGAGATCCAGGAGAAGGCCGGTCAGCAGCAGGTCGTCCACTCCGACCAGCTGCCCACCCGCGGCTACGCCCCCGAGTTCGAAGCGCTGGGCTTCACCTTCGGCGAGCCCGACGAGAAGGACCCCTTGTTCCGGCCGGCGACCCTGCCCGACGGCTGGACGAAGGAGGGCTACGTCTCCCACTGCCAGCACACCGGCACCCCCGTCGTCACCGACGACACCTGGGCTACGCCGGCGGCCGTCGCCGAAGCCGCCCTCTTCTGGGCCGAGCGCGCCGCCGAGCGCGCCGCGACCTACGAGGAGCGCGCCAAGACCGCGGGCGACGAGAGCCGCGCGGACTACGAGCGGTGGGCTCGCGAGGCCCGCGACGAGCACGCCGCCCACCTGGCGATCGCCGCCCGGGCCACCGCCGACATCGAAGCCGCGGCCGCGACGGAGGCCTGCTGCAAGGCCAGCCACTACACGCAGGGCCAGGACCACACCTGCAGCACCACCCCGCCCGCCACCGCCTGACCCTCCCACTGGCTCGAAGGAATCCGTGATGTCCGCCGCCGCGCTCGCAGCCACCGAGGCTGCACCGCACACCCTGCCGCCCCGCGCGGCCGAGGGTGTACGGCCGCGCGCCGGCGGACTCACCGTCAAGATTCCCCTGCGCCTGGTCGTAGGCGCTCAGTACCCCGATGCGGCCCTGAGCGTCTACGTCAAGATCGCAGCCCTGGCCCTCCGCCCGGAGGGCTGCACCGCCCGCGTCGCCACCCTCGCCACCTACCTCGGCCTGTCCAAGTCCGCCGTCGAACGCGGCCTCAAAGCGCTGCGCAACCCCGACCTGGTGGACGGGATCACCGAGGTGCCGACGACGCGGCGTACCGCGCGCGGCGGCACCGGCGAGAGCGCGCACCGCACCGTCCGCCCCCTCACCCCCAGCGAGCTGTGGGTCCGGATCCCCGTCCGCGCTGCCGAGGCCCTCACCCCGCGCCAGCTGCGCGTGTATGCGGTCCTCGCCTACAGCACCGCCCGGCAGCTGCCGATCACGGCGGCCGAGCTGGGCGAGATGCTCCACCACCACACCGGGCAGAAGGCCGGCCAGCACCTCACCGAGATGTCCGCCCGCCGCCTGGTCGACGAGCTCGAGGACACCGGCTGGCTGACCGTCCGCCGCCGCGAGGGCGGGCAGGGCCGCCACGCCTACGAGACCAACCGCCACCCGCTCCACCCGGTCGCCGCCCCGGCACCGGCCGCCGACGTCCTCGAGGACCAGGCGCCCGAGCAGCTCGCCCTGTGGGGAGACGAGGACGCGTCACCGTTCATTCATGACGGATCCGGTCCGAGCGATCATGACGGATCCCTCGCGTCTAAGGAAGATCACCTTGGACTGACCGACTCTGAAGAGACGGAGCTGGGTGGGGGTGTCCGCCGTAGGCGAGGTGACCGTAAGTGGGTCGCCGCCCCTGTGGACAACCCGCTGCCGGACACGTTCCGGCCGGGCGACTCTCGCGCTGCGCGCGGCAACCGCCCCCCGCTCCCGCCCGCCCACAGCCACAACCCTGACGGCCCCGCCGCCTACAGCGGGCCGGAGCTGCGCTGGACCCAGCGCATCCACGAGGCGCTCGCCCCCGTCCGCCACGAACTCGACGGCGTCCGCCGGTTCGTGCTGCGCCGGGTCGCACGGGAGATCGGCCGCCAGCTCGACACCGGCACCACGCCGGAGCGGATGGCCGCCCGGATCCAGGCCCGCTACCGGCACGTCTCGCCCGGCGACATCCGCGACATGGGCGCCTGGCTCCTCGCCGTCGGCATCACCCCGCGTGGCTGCGGCGTCGACTCGTGCGAGGACGGCACCGTCTGGCCGACCGGCCACCCCTGCGAGATCTGCGCGCAGCAGCGGCAGGTGACCGCCGCCTGGTGGCGGCATGCCCGCGACCTCGAGGCCCGCCTCCTGGACCTGCGCCGCCAGCGCGAGCAGCCCGCGGCCGCCGCCCCACCGCCCGGTCCGCCGGGCGACGGGATGGCGGGGCCGGTGCTGCCGCCGAAGAAGACGTACCGCCAGCGCGATGCCGCGTCGGACGAGGAGATCCTCGCCGCCGTCGCCGAACACGGCCAGGCCGTCGCGCTCCACATCTACGGCCACCTCAGGACGCTGCCGCTCCTGCACGGCCTCAGCCCTCGCAGAGAGGACTCATGATGCCCACCACCCCGCACCCCCGCCGCGGCGTCACCGCATGCACGCGGTGCGGCGCGCCGATCCGCTGGGCTTCCGGGCCGCAGCCCGGGCAGCGCACCCCGCTCAACGCCCTGCCGTCGCCGGTGGGTGGGCTGGCCGCCCACACCACCGGGCTCGGCGGCCTGGTCGTACGGGAGCTGACGCCGGACCGGCCGGAGCCGGAGCACATCGAGTGGAAGGCCGTCGCCCACTTCAGCTCCTGCACCGGCGGTGCGGGGTCGCGGCCGTCGCCGCCGGCCGTGCCGATGCGCAGGCCGGCCCCGCGCCGGGCCAGCACCCAGCCGCCGCTGTGGGGACAGGGACGGTGGGGACGGTGACCTCGCTCGCCTTCCGGGAGGACTGGCGGTCGCGGGCAGCGTGCGCCGTCGGCACCAGCAGCACCTTCCACAAGTCCTACCCGGTCCCGGCGAAGGAAGTGTGCGGCCGGTGCCCGGTGCGCCCCGAGTGCCTGTACGACGCGGTCGCCACGAAGGCGCCGACGGGTGTCTGGGGCGGCCTCACCCGGGAGGAACGCAAGCTGCTGCCCGTCCTCCCAACGGACAGAGCGAAAGCGCTCGGCGTGCTGCGGGACGTCCTGGACGCCACCGACGCCGCGGCCGTCGAGGAGCACGACGCACAGCACTCCACCGTCGTACCCGGGCCCGCCCCCGCAGCGCCGCCGCGCGCCGAGGCCAAACCGCGGGAGGCGCCGTCCACCGCCGCCTTGCCGCCTGCGGCCGAGGCGCCGCCTGCCCCGGCCGCGGAGGCCACCCAGCCCACCGACCGCAGCGCACAAGCCCGCCCCAACGGGGGTCGGCACACGCCTGAGCAGCGCGCCGTCATCGCACGGCGCACCGTACAGATGCTCCGTGCCGGGGCCTCGTACAGCGAGATCACCGCGGAGCTCGGGATCAGCTCTCCGACTATCGTCCGCATCCGCCGCCGAGCAGGCCTTCCACATTCCGGGCGCACTGGTGCACCACCCGCTCGCAGCAAGGCAGAGGTCCTCGCCCTGCACGTCGAGCTGTACAGCGACGGACACGCCCGCTGGACGGGCCCCATGGCCGGCCGGATGGCGCAACTCCACGCCGAACAGGACCGCTTCAACGCGCGGCGCGTGGTCTTCGAGGAGCACCACGGCCGCCCGCCCGTCGGTCGCGTCCGCAGCAACTGCGGCGAGCAGGCATGCATCGCCGGCGCCCACCTCATCGATCGCGTCCTGCGCGACGCCCAGCACCCGGCAGTCGCCGGCCACTCCACCGCGCTCTCCGAAGGGAACAGCCCCGCCGTGACGACCACGCCCTCCGCTCCGCCACTGCCAACCAAGGACCTGATCAAGTGGGCCGAAGAACACGCCGACTCCAGCGTGCAAGCCCTCGCCGCCCGGGTCCGGGAAGGCCTCACCGACCTGCGCCTGCGCTACGAAGCGGACCACGAGCTCACCGCCATCGCCTCGAAGAAGGAGGAGCTCGAGGCCCAGCTCGCCGCGCTCACCGCCCGTGAGGCCGAGCTCTCCCCGCGGAAGAAGCGGAAGGCCGGCGCGTACGTCCGTGACTACGACACCCGCACCGTGCGCGCCTGGGCCGCCGAGAACGGCGTCGACTGCCCGGGCAGGGGTCAGATCCCGAAGCATGTGCTGGACGCCTGGCGCGCGGCCGTCTCCTCGGCGACGGCCGGCACGCCGTGACCGAGGCCGAGGACGTCGAGTGCGCGCTGTGCCACAAGCCGGTCCGGTCCGCGGCCGCGCGCGAGCGGCGGATCGGGGCGCGGTGCTGGCGCAAGCTCACCCCCGCCCAGCGCGCAGCGATCCGCCGCAACCCGCGTGACATCCGCGCCGTGCTCAGCCGGCCCGTGCCCACCGGCGACGGGCAGCTCCCGCTTGAGGAAGAGGACCCCACCCCGTGACGAAATCCACCGGCCCCGCCTGCCGCAACAACCCGAACTACCGCATGAGCGAAGGCGACCGCCGCGTACTCGAGAACTTCAAGGAGCGCCTCGCCGCGCAGGCCGTGGTCGCCGAGACGCTGTACAACTTCACCCCGTTGCCCGAGATTCCCTGGGAGGAAGCGCCCGAGTCCGAGCGCGCACGGTTCCGGCGGCGCGCCGCTGCGGTGCTGGACGTGCTGCCCGCGCCTACCAACCACGACACCGACACGGGCGCCGAGCTGACCGCCGAGGAAGCCCGCGCTCTCGCCGACGACCTCGGCCTCCAGCTCTACGAGGCGCAGGACGCGGTGGCGTTCGTCGCCGAGTGCTGCACCATCGCCGAACGCGAGCAGCGCCCGATCACCACGGCGGACGTCCGGGAGTGGCTGAAGGGCGCGCAGTGCGGGCGCCAGCTGGCCACCGCCGAATTGCGTCGTGTGGCCGGCGAGACGGCAGCCACCGAGACACAGGCCGAGTCCTGCTCGCGCTGCGGCCAGCCCATCCGCCGCGTGACTGGCACGCTCACCGCCTGGTGGGTCCACGACCCCGGTGGCCACACCGCGTGTGACTGGGCCCGGGCAGCAGAGAGCACCCGCGCCACGCCCAAGGCCGCCGATGAGCCCGCCACCGAGGCGGCACACGGCCTGTCTGTGCAGCACGCCGACGCCCTTTGGGACGCCGTCGCCGTCCCCGGACCTGACCGGCCGACCTACCCGCAGCAGCACCAGCGGGTGTGCCGGGCCGTCCGGGAGATCCTCGACGAGACTGCAGCCACCGAGACGCACGCCTGCGACAGCTGCGAAGGCGTCGACCCGGACACCTGCATCAACAACCCGCACCGGCCGCCCGAGCAGTGCCCGCGCAGCGAGTTCGACGGGTACGGCCTCCAGTGCCAGAAGCCCGCCGGGCACAACCTGTGCACGTTCGAGGAGCAGCCCGCTGCCGGGGCGGGGCGGGACGGGGCGGGGTCGTGACCATCGCCGCCCTGCGACGTCTCCTCGACGACGCCGACAAGACCGCCGAGCGTCGCGCCCTGGCCGCCGAGGACCGGCGCAGCATGCGCGCCTGGGCCGCCGAGAACGGCATCAGCTGCTCGTCCCACGGCCCTATCCCGGAGATCGTTCAGGCCGCCTGGCGGGCCGCGCAGACAGACACCGACGGAGCCGCACCGTGATCATCCACGAGGCCATCGACACGATCTTCACCCTCGGCTGGTCGCTGTTCGCGTGGATCGCCGTACTCGCCGCCCTCGTCACGGCGGTGCTCTTCGGCGGCGCGGCTGCCGTGGCCTGGACCGTCCGGGTCCTGCGGCGGCGCACCCGCCGGCACCGGCCCTCACCCGACGACTACGAGGAAGCCGCGTGACCGCCCCTCTCTCTGCCCTGCCCGGCCTCGGCCGGGCAGGGCGCCCCCGCCACCGTCAGGAGCTGCTCGTGCCCAGTCCCCGCCGCACCCTGCAAGCCGCCGCCGGCGGCGCCGTCCTCCTGGCCGCCGCGGCCGCCAACGCCCTCGCCCACGGCCTGCATATACCTGCCGCGTGCTTCGGGCTCGGCGTCCTGGTCCTCACCGAGGCCGCCCTGCGCGAGCACCGCCGGCTCCGACGCCGCCGCCTCGAGGCCGAGTGGGCCAGACGCCGCGCCCTCGGCGAACACCCGGACCCGCTGAACCCGTGCTGCCTCCTCGCGCAGGCCTCGCGCGGCGAGGCCCACAGCGCGACCTGTACCGGCGAGCACTCCCTCGCCAGCGTCCTCGACCACATCGAGCAGCACGTCGACGACGAGATGCCCGACCCCCGACCGAACCGAGCCACCCGACGCGCCCTCAAGCGCGCAGCACGGAGGACCCGATGACCAACCTGACCCCCGCCGAACTCGCCACCGACGCCGAGCGGTACAAGGCCGACTACCTCAACGCCTGCAAGACCATCGCCGACATGCACGCCGCCGCCACCGGCCGCACCGGCGAGGCGCCCACCCGGGGCGTCGTCGAAGACGTCGCCGACGTGCGCGACCGCATGCTCGCCGCCGAGGCCGCGCTCGTCCGCGTTCACCACGTCGCCGCCCTCATCCACGCGGGCGCGCCCTGGCTCGCCAACCACACCGAGACCGCGGCCCGCATCCGCGCCGCCATCGCCGGGCCCGCACCGACGGACGAGGAGACCGTGCCGCGCGCCCTGTTCGACGAGAACGCCCGCCGCCACAAGGGCGCGATCGCCCGCGTCGACGAGCTGCTCGCCACCATCGAGCGGGTGCGCACCGTCGTCACGAGCAGCGCCACGATTACCACTACGGCAGGCGTCCACGAGTACAACATCGGCCGCCTCGACCTCGCCCGGGACGTCCTCGCCGCGCTCGACGAGCCCGCCCCGGCAGCGACCCAAGCGACCTACCTGGAGACCACCGCCCGCGTCCTCTCCGCCCTCCACCAAGTCGCCGACGACACCGTCACCCGCGTCATCACCCTCCACGAGCAGTGGGTGGCCGACGGACCCCCGCCGCTCGGCGTGCCCCTCACCCGCTGGTGGGACGCCCGCCTCGCCGAACTCCACCACGCGCTCGCCGACGCCCACCACGACCTCTTCCGTACCCAGCGCGAAGAACTCCAGCGCGCCGAGACCGCCTTCGCCCAGTTCCGGGAAGGCGAGGAGCCCTTGGCCGAGGGACAGCATCCCGCGACGGCGAGCCCCGCCCAGTGGCTCTGGCTGTGGAACCGGTCCACTCCCGCCGAGCGCCTCGCCCGCGCGGAACAGATCATCAAGGTCAGCCAGGAAGCCGCCGCCTGCTTCCTCGAGAACCACGGCCCGAAGCTCGAGCAGCTGCGCCACCGTCTCTCCACCGCCGAGGCCGCCGTCACCCGCACCCTCCACGCCATGCAACTCCACCGCGCCGGCGACAACACCCCGGTCAGCCCGGGGAAGGTCATCGACCTGCTGACCCGACCCGCGCCCGACAGCACCACCGAAGCCCCCGAGCCCGGCACATGGGACCAGGCCGAGCAGCTGCGCGCCGCTGTCGCCGACAGCATGACCGCGCACACCAAGGAGCTGCTGGCCCGCCGTACCGAGACCCTCCGCAAGCGGGCGGAGGAAGCGGAGGCGGAGAGGGACGGCGCGTACCGTGAGCGCGCCCACCTCGTCGCGCTCCTGGCCGCGATGACCGACGGCGCCGTCATCGCCCCCGCCCCGGACGTCGAGGAGCCGGGCTGGCAGATCGTCTACCTCACCATCGGCGGCCGCCAGGCCTCCTGGCACATCAGCCCCCGCGACGCCGCGCTCTTCTCCGACGTCGAGCACGTGCCCGGCGACGACCCGCGCGCCCGGTGGGACGGGCACAGCACCGACGACAAGTACGCCCGCATCCGCCAGCACACCCGGCTCCTGGCCCGCCGGTGCGGGCCGGCCTGCGCCGAGGCCCACACCTACACCGGCCGCTGCGAGAGCGCCCAACAGGTGGACGACTCCCACGCCACCGCGCCCGACGTCGTCCACCCCGACACGGACTCGCAGGCCAGCAGCCCGCAGCAGGTGGACGGGCCCTGCCCCCAGCACCCGCACGCGCCCACCTTCGACGGCATGTGCGGCGGCTGCACCCAGTACCCCGCCGACATGCAGCCGGCCGCCCCGGCCGGTGAGGAGCAGCCCGATGTCCAGCAGTGAAGAGATCCTCGATCAGATCGATACCGCGGTCCGCGACTGGACGGTGAGCGCCGACGCCATGCGCTCCCGCCCCACCCCCGTGCCCACCGTGCCCGTCCTCCCGTACACCGGGCGGGACGCCGCCCGGGCCCTCCTCGTCCGCCGCCTCGTCGACAACCACGACCTCCGCGAAGACGACGCGGCGGCCGCGGTTCATGCCGCCGAGCACGGCGAGGAGCACGAGCATCTCGAGCTCGTCGCCGCCGAGGCCCGAGCCGCCGTAGCCGAACGCGCCCAGGAACTCGGCCGCGTGGTCACGGACTTCATGCGCGCGCTGCGGCCCATGGCCGAGGCCGCGGCCGCCACCCTCCGCCAGATCGCCGAGGCCTTGCGCACCGCCGGCTTCACCGGTCCCGACGGCAAGCCCGCCCGCCGCCGGGACCGGCCGGCGTGGCAGTCCCCGTACGGCCCGCCCCCGAGGAGGAAGCGGTGACCGACCGCAACACCGACCCGGCCGAACTGGACTGGGCGAGCTCCGCCTTCGAGGGGTTCTCGTTCGGCCGGACCGCCGAGGGCCAGGCGTACGAGGTGTACCGGGCCCCCATCGACCCACTGCCCGACGGCGCGCAGCAGGTGTGGGTCATGCCGGCCGGCGCCACCGAGTGGGAGCCCCTCGGCTACATCGACCCCGTCCTCAACACCGTCTTCGAGGACGCGAGCGAGGACGAGGCCGCCCTCGTCGACTGGCCCGTCCGGTACGGCAAGACCGCGTTCACCGCCAGCATCGACGCCCCCCTCACCGATGGCCTGCGCGCCCTGTACGACGCGCTCGCCGCCGGCCACCAGAAGGGCCTCGACCGGCGCCTCGGCCGCCTGGCCGACGACCTCGGCCTGTGGGAGCCCGTCGTCCGCCGCCAGTTCGGCGAGGTACAGCAGGTCCTCGAGCAGGCGGGGATCGGCGACGGCTACGGCCGGCTCACCATCCCCCAGCCCGTACGCCCGCCCATCGAACCGCCGGTCCGGAAGGGGGAGCTGTGAGGGTGCCGATCACGCGCGGGGTGCTGCGCGTCCTGGCTGCGATCCACGAGGCACCGGCCCCGATCTCCGGCCTCGGGATCTGCCGGGCCACGGGCAAGGGCTCGGGCACGGTCTACCCCATCCTCATCCGGCTCGAGCGCGCGGGCTGGATCGGTAGCAAGCCGCACCCCACCCGCGAAGGCGCTCTGGTCTACCACCTCACCTACCGAGGCCAGCTCCGCGCCGGCTTCGAACCCGCACCCCCGGAGTAGCCGGTGCCGCGCTGCGAGATCACCGACCTCGACACCAGCACGTGCGCGCACTGCCGCCCGCCCACCGACGACCCCCTGGAGGAGGAGCAGCCGCCGGCCCGCTGGTTCCACGCCGTCTACCCCGGCACCTGCAGCAGCTGCGGCCAGCCCTTCACCGCCGGCACCCCCATCCGCATGCGCATCCCCACCGGCTGGACCGCCGACTGCTGCGACACCCCCACCTGGTGACACCACCCAAGGAGAAATGATCATGGGATTTGGAAGCGCAGGACTCACCTTCTTCGACCCCGTCGCCCGCTCCCTCATCGAGGCCGGAGCCACCGACGAGCAGAAGGAGAAGGTCCTCGGCGACCTGATCGCCAACCTCCAGGCCGAGGACTGGGACACCGAACTCGACAGCCTCCAGCGGTTCCTCGACGACCCCGCCATCGTCCGCGCCTTCGCCAACAACGGCATCACCTGGACCGACTGACCGACGACGAAGGGGCGTGCCCACGAACTCCCCAGCTCCGGCACGCCCCATCGGTGGCACCACCGTACGCCCCACCAGCACCGCAAGGGAGACACCCGGTGACCACCCCCGCAGCCCCGGCCTGCGCCGCGGCCACCTGCACCCGCACCCTCCACAACCACGAGCAAGAGACCGGGCAGCTGCTCTGCACGCCGTGCGTCGACCTCATCGGCATCTGGCTGCAGGTCGAACTCCCCCGGCAGATCATCGTCCTCGAGGCCTCCCGCCAGCGGGAGACCACCGGCGCCTCCACCGGCGGCCGCACCGTCCACCGCACCGCGCCCCTCCCCGGCCGCGACGACGTCCTCAACCTCCTCGGCCCCGCCGCCTGGACCGACACCAGCCGCGACCCCTACGGCCAGGCCGCCGCCGACCAGCACGGCACCATCCCCATCCTCGGCGTCCTCATCCCCTGGGCCCGCACCATCTGCGACGCCCGACGCTGGAACCCACCCGCGCTCACCCCGCAGGACCTCGCCGCCTGGCTCGCCCGACCCCGCGTCCTCGACTGGGCCGCCCGCCAGCCCTGGGCCGGCGACCTCCGCGACGAACTCCACCAGCTGATGCGCACCGTCCGCGCCGTCACCCGCCTACGCCCCCAGCGCCGCCCGGTACCGCAGCCCTGCCCCCGCTGCGACGCCCTCACCCTCGTCGCCACCGACCACCAGCTGTACATCGAGTGCACCGACGACGACTGCCGCGCCATGTACACCCGCGACGAACTCGCCCTCGCCGCCCGCCTCGACGTCGCCCAGCACGGCGCCGTCTGCCTCACCAAGAACTGTGCCGGCCAGACCTACGAGATCCCCGCCGGCCGCCACCCCGTCCGCATCCACTACTGCACCCCCGGCACGCCCGCCGTCGCCGGCACCGCCTGACGGAGGACCCCATGCCCGACATCCCCGCCCCCGTGTGGATCTTCTCCACCCTCGCCTCAGTCCTCTTCGCCTGGGCAGGGCAGCAACCCAACGCCCCCTGGTTCTGCCGCTGGCCATACACCCTCTGGGACTTCATCGCCCACTCCTGGCGCCGCCCCACCCCAGTCCCGCCGCGTCCCGACTATGCGCGCATCGATCGTCTCGAGCGCGAGCTCGGGCTCGTCGAGGAACGTCCGATCCGCCCGGGCCGGACGGTGTGCCTGACGAAGAACTGCGCCGGCGACACCGAAGAGATCCGCACCTGGTCCGGCCAGCTCATCACCCGTGTCCACCACTGCCAGGCCAGTTCCCCCGACTGAGGCCGGTCCCGAACCCCGTCACCGTCCACGGCGGACAGTCGAACTTCACGAACCGGCCACCACTGGCACATCGCCAGAAGTATGTTCAGCCCATGACCACCACTGACAAACTCCTCGAACGTCTCGTCAAGCGTGTCAACCAGACCGGCATCTTCTTCGACATCACCATCGTCGTAGGCGGCTCGATGTACACGGGCCGGCTCTGTCCACGGGCCAACTGGCTGGACGGCAACATCGGTGTGCTCAACCAGATCGACGAGCTCAAGGACTTCGTGGACGACTTCGCCCAGGAAGGCGCGGCGACAGACCCCGAGAGCTACGTTCACCTCAGCCAGACCCGACAGGTATTCGGCAACAACCTCTTGCCGAACCAGGGCGGCGCCTTCCGAGTGCCGATCGCTCAGGTCCAGGGATGGATGCTCGGACACATGAAGTCGGTCGACAACTGAGAGCGTAGCCAGCGACCCTCACCGCTCCCCTTCGCGGCGGGCGGTCGTCCGTCACAATCCGTAGCAGCTCCGGCGTCGAGATGCAGAGTTTGTTACCTCTAGGGTGTAACAAACTCTGCACGCCCCCCTAGCTTCCGATACGTTGTGTGACGATCAGCTTGCCCACACGTCGGGCCCGCCGCCCCGCCATTCGATCAGCGACGAGCGGACCACATCCAGATCGTCCCAGTCCTGCAGGCCGGCCTCCTGTGCGAAGGCTGCGATGTCCGTGGTGCCGTAGGCCAGACCAACGAACCGATCGCCGATGCGGACGCGCCGACCGCCGTCCTCGCTGGGCGGGTACACGATCACTGGCGCGGCAGACGTCATGACCCCAGCCTCACCCGACGCTGGGGCCGACGCACGTTGGCCTACTCCGGCCACGGGCGCCACGCCTCGCTGTAGTCCTCGTGCCCCTCGTGCATGGACCCCATGATGCGGATCTGCTGCTCGGCGATCCGGCCGGTGGGCCCCGCCGTGCCCAGGTACGGGAGCACGGTCGTTTTGAACAGAGTCCGCTGGGCCTCGGCGGCGTTGAGCTGGAGGCGGGCGTGGCGTTCGGCGTACTCGAGCGGTACGTCGAGCGCGGTCGTGGCGTGGGCGATCAGCATGTTGCCGGTGCGGCGGGCGTCTTCGACCCCCTCGTCGAGCCGGAGGCGAAGGAAGTGGACGAGCTCATCCATCCTGCGCGTCCGGCTGCTCGAGGTCGGTGCGCCGGCCCTGTTTGATGCCGGCCTGGCGGCGTGCCCAGTACGCGTCGAACCAGCTGACGTCGTACTCGGGGCGGGAGCTGCCCGGCCGGTACACGGGCGCGGGCCATCCCTCGGCGGGGTTGGTGGCGAGCCGGTGGATCAGGGTGCGGCTCCGGCCCACGCGTTCTGCGAGTTTCGGGATGGTCATCGTCTCCCTCTCCGGCTCCTGCCGCTCGGGGGCGTCGGGCATGAGGGCATCCTCTCCGAGAAGTGTGGACAATGTCCACACTTCTCGCTACGGTCGTTCACGGCACAACGGGAAAGCCCCCCGGCCCATGTGGAGTTGCACCTCCGGGCCGAGGGGCGGACCCCGTCCTGAAGCGATCAAAAGGAGAGGTCCGTGGCTGACCTTACCCAGCCCCCCGACATCGACGAAGCGCTCCGGCGGCTGATCGAACAGCCGTCCTACGCCGCGCAGGTCCTCATCGTCTTCGCCCGCATGCTCGAGATGGACCCCGCCGAGCCGATGTGCAACCGCGCAGCCGGCATGGCGATGACCATCGCGATCGACGCCGTCCTCAAGCCTCTGCCGCAGGCCGTGAGCGACGACAGCGTCGCCCGCGCGACCAGCGCGCTGCCCGTGCTCACCGACGGCATCACCCGCGGCGAGGCCGCCCTCCGCCTCCGCGCCGCCGCCCGGGACCTCGGATGACCAGCCGCACCAAGGCCCAGACCCAGGCCCTCATCAAGCAGCTGCTCGGCGAGATGGCCGACCGCCTCGAGACCAACCGGCCGAACGCGCCCATCAACGTCATCAGCCGGCACGCGCTCCTCCAGGCCACGACCATGGACCCGCCGCTCCTGCGCGCCCTGCGCGCGGCCGCCCCGGAGATCGAGCACACCAGGATCCGCCGCGACTACGCCGCCGAGCTGCGGCAGATCGCGGAGGGGATGTGAGCGCCCCCTCCTGCTGTCGCCGGCCGATGCGCGCGAGCGGCACCCAGTTCGTGTGCGGGAAGTGCGGCGCCTGGGTCGACCCCGGCACCACGCCCCGCCCGCTCCGGGCCGTCGCCGCCGAGCCCCAGCCCGACCACGGCCGCGCGAAGGACCCGCTCCCCACCCGGCCCCCGCGGCCGCACCCGAGCCGCCCCCTCGCCCGGGCGGCCTGACCCTCACCAGACCGGCCGGGCCGCGAACCTCCCCCCGCGGCCCGGCCACCCACCACCCAAGATCCAGAAGGACTACAACGTGTCTGACAACGCCCGCCTCGCCAGCACCGGGACGCTCGGCGCCATCACCATCGGCGGCACCCTCATCACCGGCTGGTGGCTCCTCAGCGCGGCCGCCGGCCTCGTCATCATCGGCGCCCTCGCGATCCGCTTCGGCTTCCGCCGCGGCAAGAACGCGGGGCAGCAGTGACCACCACCACCCCCGGCCGGCCGCTCGCCGCGCGCGTCCACCGCTCCGGCACCGTCCTCGCCGCCGCGATCACCCTCGTCGCCGCCGCCCTCTGGGCCGCCCACCACGGCATCACCGCCGCCACCTACGGCGACGAGACCGGCTCCCGCCTCGCCGCGGTCTGGGCCATCACCTTCCTACTCCTGCTCTCCCAGACGATCATGTACCACGTCGAGCAGCCCCGCCGGGTCAGCCCCCGCGCCCACCGCCAGCTCGACGCGCTGAACGTCGCCGTCCTCCTGCCCGTCTACAACGAGGACCCCGGCTACCTCCGCCTCGGCCTCGAATCGTTCCTCACCCAGACCCGACGCCCCGACAGCGTCCACATCGTCGACGACGGATCCACCAGCACCGACTACGCCCACGTCCGCGCCTGGTGGATAACGGCCGCGCGCAGCGCCGGCATCACCACCACCTGGCAGCGCACCCCGAACGCGGGCAAGCGCCACGCCCAGGCCACCGGCGTCACCGCCAGCCCCCACGCGGACATCTACATCACGGTCGACTCCGACTCCTGCCTCGCCCCGAACGCCATCGACGAGATCCTCACCCCGTTCGCCCGGGCCCGCGTGCAGTCGGTGGCCGGCATCGTCCTCGCCACCAACCACCGCACCAACCTCCTGACCCGCATCACCGACCTGTGGTTCACCACCGGCCAGCTCACCGACCGCAGCGCCCTCTCCGCCATGGGCGCCGTCCTCGTCAACTCCGGACCCCTCGCCGCCTACAGGGCGCCCGTCGTCCGCGACAACCTCGACTCCTACCTGAACGAGACGTTCCTCGGCCGGCCCGTGAAGTTCTCCGACGACTCCCTGCTCACCCTGTACGCGCTGCTCCGCGGCCGCACCGTCCAGCAGCCCAGCGCCGTGGTGTTCACCGCCCTGCCGGAGAAGGCCTCCCACTTCGCCCGCATGTACATGCGCTGGATGCGCGGCTCCACCATCCGCTCCGTCTGGCGCATGCGCTACCTCCCCGTCACCGGCTACGCCTACTGGGCCCACCTCCTGCGCTGGTTCCAGGTCGCCCTGTCCACCGTCGTCCTCGCCTGGCTCCTGGTCGTCGAACCCCTCCGCTACGGCAACACCCCGCCCGCCAGCTTCCTGATCGTTCCGTTCCTCATCGGCTGGGCCCAGGCGCTGCGCTACCTCGGCGTCATCCGCTCCGACGAACGGATGCGCCAGCGCGCTGTCACCTGGCTCCTCATGCCCCTGGCCGTCGCCGGGTCCTGGACCGTGCTCCGGGTCATGCGCTGGTGGGGCGTGGCCACCTGCGCCCGCACCGGGTGGGGCACCCGCCAGAACGGCGCCGAGGTCTCCCTCACCACGCCGGCGCTTGAGCCGGCCGCCGTCCCGCTCGCGCTGCCCGCGGCCCGGTCAGGCCGCGACACGGTGGAGATCCCCCTCGTGAAGCTCCTGGACCCGGACACCGAGAACACCCTCGAGCTCGCTTGGCCCGCCCGATGACCGGCTACGACGTCGTCCTCCTCATCGCCCTCGCCGGCACAGTCGTCGCCCTCATCTATCTCTGGCGGCTGCTGTGAAGCACATCTTCCGGGCCCCGCTCGCGCGGTGGGGGTTCACCGTCTGCGCCGTGGTGGCCATCGCCACGGCGCAGCCCGGGCCGTTCCTCGTTACCGCCGCCCTCGCTACGTACGCCTGGCGCTGCCGCCCGCGCCGCCGCCGCTGACCCGCACCACCGGAGAAGCCACCGTGAAGAACCCGACCGCCGCACTCGCCGCCGGCGCAGCCCTCGTCACCATCGCCCTCACCGCCGCCGCCTTCTGGCTGTCGTACGAGCACCTGCACGACATCGCCAACACCAACGGCCTCGACGGCGCCCGCGCCTGGGCCTGGCCCGCGACCGTCGACCTCTTCATCATCGCCGGGGAACTCCTCGTCCTCCGCGCCTCCCTCCGAGGCGCAGTCGACTGGTGGGCCTACGCACTCGCCGCAGTCGGCTCCGGCGGCTCCATCGCACTCAACGTCTTCGGCGTCGGCAACGGCGCGCAGCCGATGGAGTACGTCGTCGCAGCCGTCCCCCCATCCGCAGCCCTGATCGCATTCGGCGCACTCATGCGTCAGGTGCATGAGGCACTGCACCGCATCCAGGCCGCAGCCGAACCGGTGCAGCCGCCCGCAGCCGACGACTTCGAGCGCGCAGCCGAACAGGCCGTCGAAGTCGCCGAGCCGACTGCGCACCCCACCCCCGCAGTCGCGATCCCGCCGCAGCCGACCGCGCAGCCGGAGCCCAGTGCAGCCGCATCCACTGCAGCTCACACCCAGGATGCAGCCGACGTGCAGCCCGCCCCGCAGTCCACCGCAGCCGCCCCCGTCGTCCGCCAGATGACCACCCCGGATGCGGATGCGCAGCTCCTCGAGGACGCCCGCAAGCTCAACGCAGCCGCACTCGCCGAGACCGGACGCCCCGCATCCCTCCGGCGGCTGCAAGACGGGCTGCGCATCGGCCAGCGCCGCGCCCAGCGCATCCAGGCGCAGCTACCGAAGAGCGCCTGATGGATGCGCAGCCGTTGCCCGACGGTGACGAGCTGCGCGCCCGCGCCTACCTCCGCGCCTCCCACGCACGCCCCTTCGGCTACCAGGAACCCGCCATGCACGAGCCCGCCCCGCGCCCCGTCACACCGACCCGCGTCATCCCCGCCGGCGCGCCGCTGCCCGCCCGGCCGCCCGAGCCCGGCGAAGCCCCGCCCTGGCGCACGCCACCCCCGCCGCCTCCACCCGCCGCGGCCCCTCCTGTGCCGTTCCCGCCGCCGCCGGAGTCCCGGCCGCTCGAGGTCCGCCACACCCACGAGGTAGTCCTGACCTGGCCGGAACCCGAGCCGGACCCAGGCCCGCGCCTGTGGGAGCGGCTGTGGGAGCGGCTGTTCACCTGGCGGATGGTCGTCGCGATCCTCGCCGCGCTGACCCCGTGGGCCGGTGGGCAGAGCCCCGTCGGCCTGTGGTCCGGGACCGTCCACCAGGCCCGCACCGAGGCCGGCGTCCTCGCCGCGTACGTCCTCGCCGCCGTCGCCGTCACCGCCGCGTGGGTCCTCGACCGGCGCACCCACCGGGCCGTGCCCCGCTTCCTCCTCGTCACCGCCGGCCTGGGCGCCTTCGGCGTCCTCGACTGGTGGGACCCCGTCCTCCTGTTCACCGGAGTCACCCGATGACCGGCACCACCACCGCCACACTCGGCGGCCTCCTCGCCGCCCTCCTCGTCCTCTACGCCAACCTCCGCCCCTGGTGGGCGGGCAACCGGGAGATGAAGCTCCTCGTCCCGTTCGGCAAGGGACTGGCCGGCGCGCTCGCCGCCGCGGCCTGCCCGGGCGGCGTCTTCGCCTGGGCTCGCCAGCGCACCGGCGCCGTCGCCAACACCGCAGGGGAGACCGCCGGCCGTTCAGCGACCGGCACCACCCAGACCGAGGCGGTCAGCAACGGCCAGATGGCTGGCCTCCTCGCCACCGGCGCCCTGGTCGCTGTCCTCATGGTCTTCGCCGTCGTGCTGGCCTGGAAGGCCGCAGGCAAGAAGGACCGCCGCCGCATCGTCGGCGGCGCGTTCGTCGGCACCGTCGCCTCCCTCACCGCCGGCGTCGCCGGAGCCCTCGACTGGCTGCCCGGCGCCTTCAACGGCGTCGGCGACGCCGTCAAAGCCCTCGCCGAGGGGGCGAACCTCCTGTGACCCGCCGCCTCACCACCACCGCCAACCGCCTCGCCGCCGGCTCAACCGAACTCGCCCGCCGCCTCACCGCCCGCGCCGCCGCCTGGGTACGCCGCGCACGCCGCGACGACCTCACCGGCTGGCGCGCCGCCCTCGGCTGCTGGGCACGCCTCGCCCTGCTGCTCCTCGGCCTGTACCTGCTGTGGCGCCTTGTACGCGCCTTCCCGAACCTGCTCTGGCTCTTCACCGGGGCCTGGCTCGTCACCGCCTGGCGGGCCGCGAGGGCGGCCCCGGCCGAGCCCCCTCATGGCTCCGACGAGGACGCCTCGGCCGAGGCCGACGTGGACGCCCTGCGCACCCTCCTCCTGGACCTCATGGGGAAGGGCTCCGGCGTGCACCTCCGGACCGTCCTCGCCCACCTCCAGGAGCACGGCCAGTGGGAGGGCCGCACGGTCACCGATCTCCGCCTGTGCCTGGCCCGCCTGGGCGTGCCCCACGACCCCAAGGTGAAGGTGGCCGGAGTGCCGACCTGGGGGGTCCGCCGACGCAACCTCGAGACCCCTTCCCAGGCGCCGGACCCGGAGACGTCTACCGCCCCGTCTACCGCAGCCTGACCTGCGCATCTACCGCAGCATCTCCCGCGATCTACCGCCCATCTACGGGCCCATCTACCCCGGAGCGGCCGCCCGCCTGCCAGCTAGCCGGCCGCCCCGGTCCCATCCCGAACACACGAGACAGGAGCACCATCATGGGCATCCTCAGCCGCAGGAACCACCCCGAGGCCCCGACCCTCGACCAGGTCGTCGACAGCCTCCCGAAGCAGGTCTCCGCCTGGACCCCCGAGCAGCGCGCCGCGTACACCGCGGCGTCCGACCGGACGATGCGCGAGCAGGGCAAGCGCGAGACCCGCCGGCGGTAGCACTGCCACACTGGACCGGGCCCCGCCGTGCAATCCCCGTCCCGGCGGGGCCCACCCGTAGGAGACTCTGTGCCATGAGCCAGCACACCACCCTCACCGCCGAACAGATCGCCGACTTCCACGACGAACTCGAGGAGCAGCAGGACGACATCCTCGCCGCCGGACAGAACCGGCGGAAGCTGACCAGGACCCTGCCACGCTGCTTCACGTGTGCCAGCACACCGATCGAGATCGTGATCAGCGCTCCGGACGCCGACGGCGAACCGGTCAAGCTGGTCTTCGACCGCTGCGGCCACACCTTCCTCGCCACCCCGGACGTCATGGCCGCCGGTCTGCGCATCCACAACACCCGACGCCAGTCCCCCCAGTGACCCCGTACCCGGACCGCGACCGCGTCGCCCGCTCCGTCCGCCGGCGCCGCGCGGCCTACCAGCGCACCGCCGCTGCTCCGTACCTCCTCGTTCTGGAGCGCGAGGTCCTTGGCTCGCTCGAGGAAGAGCTCGGCTTCGACCTCTCCCAGTTCGCAGGGATGAGCGCCGAGGTGCTGCGCCCGTACCAGGAGTACGAGGAGCGCATGCAGGCGCGCAGCCGGGCCCGCTGGCGGCAGTTCGAGCCCGCCTTCCTACGCGTCTACCTGAACTCGCTGATCACGGAGCTGGACACGTAGTCGATCAGCGCTGCATAATCCGGTGCCAACAGCACACTTGTGCCCACGCACCACACAACCCCCGCCACTAAGCGGGGGTTTCGCCGTTCCAGGGGGTGACCACATGCCCCACCCCGACGACCGCGCCCCCGCCGAGGGCCGCGAAGACAGTGCGGGCGGCGTCTGGTTCACCATCGCCGAAGCCGCCGCCTTCATCGGCGGCAGCGTCCAGACGATCTACTCCTGGGAACGCCGCGGCCACCTGAGCAACCCGCGGTACGACGAGCGAGGCCGGCGCATCTACAGCCAGCAGCAGATCGCCGCCGCCCACCGCACCACCCGCCGCAACACCGCCGCCCTACGCCGCGTCGCTGCCGCCTGACCCTCACACCCTTGGAGGCCGCCGTGCCCCGCACCCCCGTGCCCCTCACCGTCGTCACCCGCGCCGGCGTCGCCCCGCCCACCGAGACCAACGGCGACCCGACCAACAACCACGTCATCGGCAACAACGGCAAGGTCCTGCTCCTGGCCCGCAACGCCGGCAGCAGCACCGCCCGCACCGTCACCCTCCGCGTGCGCAACACGGTCGACGGCCAGTCCGTCACCCCCCGCACCGTCAGCGTCCCCCAGAGCGCAAGCCGCTACATCGGCCCGTTCCCCATCGACCAGTACGGCACCCAGCTCCAGATCGACGTCGACAACGCCGAGCTGAAGCTGACCGCCCTGACCTTCTGATGGCTGCCTGGGCCCACGTCACCGTCCGCTGCCCGGCGTGCGGCCAGCCCTTCAAGCTCGCCGCCCGCGTACAGCACCGCGCCACCGCGCGCGGCCTGGAACTCCACGTCGGCCGACCGGACACCAGCCCGATCACCTCCCACGCGGCCAGGGCCCACACCCGGGCCTCCGCCGCACCCATCACCTGAGAGCAGGCAACCCGCATGCCGCGCATCCAGATCCTCCCCCTCCCCGAAGGCGCCTCCGACGAACGCCCCCCGTTCGCCCTCGTCATCGACCAGGCCCCCGGAGACGGGCCGCTCTCGCAGGGATTCCGCGACGACCTCGAGCTCACCGAACGTCTCGCCGAGCGCATCGGCGCCCAGGCCGTGCTCGTCTTCGAGGACACCGTCGAGATCCCCGCGAACGACGTCTCCGCCTACGCCACCCCGACCACGGTCGTCCACGTCGACAGGGACACTGACTCGAGCGTCGCCGACCAGGTCCGCCGGGGCTTCGACCACATCAAGTCCACGTACGGGTCCACCGCGTGAGCGGCGGTAGCTACAACTACCTCTACGACGTCTGCGACCTCGAGGACCTCCAGGCCCGACAGCACGACCTGCAGGACATGGCCGAACGCCTCGCAGGCCTCGGCTACGCCCAGGACGCCGCCCGCGAGACCGAGGAACTCCTCCTGCTCTTCCGCCAGTGGCAGACACGCGCCGGCGTCCGCATCACCCGACTCCAGGACCTCTGGAAGGCAGTCGAGCGCTGGGACTCCTTCGACAGCGGCGAAGACAATGTGAAGGCTGCGCTCGCCGCCTACCGCCGCGACCACGGCACCACGCCCCCGCCGTAGCCCAACCCGGCGCCAGCGTCACAGAACCGTCACACCGGACACACGCCGCGTCCACCGTCCCTAGGCTCCGCGTCACGAACCGGAGAGAGGGACACCATGGTGAAGATGAAGAGCCGACGGCGCATGGGCTGGATCGCGATGGGCTTCCACTGGACGATGATCCTGTTCACCGTCGGCCTCTGGACCCCCGTCTACCTCGCCGCACGCCGCCGCCGCGTCACCGTCACCCACCTCCCCAGCGGCTACGCCGGCCCCCTCCCTCCCACCCACTAGCCACACCACTACGGGCAGGAGGCGAGCACATGCCACGCCGCGCACTGTCCATCTGCACCACACCAGGCTGCCCCGAGTACACCCAGGGCGGCCGATGCACCGGCTGCCGCGCCGAGGCCGAGCAACGCCGCGGCACGGCAGCCCAACGCGGGTACGGCACCCGACACCGCCGCACCTTCCGCGCCGCAGTCCTCGCCCGCGATCCGGTCTGCGTGTGCACCAAGACCGAGCACGGACACGGCGACCCATGCGGTGAACCCTCCCGCCACGCCGACCACCATCCGCGCAGCCGCCGGGAGCTGGCCGCCGCCGGCGAGGACCCCGACGACCCGCGCCACGGCCGCGGCCTGTGCGGCCCGTGCCACAGCAGCGAGACCGCGCGCCACCAGCCCGGCGGCTGGGCCGCCGACCAGGCCTGACCCCCGCACCCCCTCCCTCCCCCTGCCGCCGTCCCCGGTCGGCAGGGCAGGCAGGGCACAGGGAGGCCGACCACAGCCCAGCTCACGGCCTCAGCCGAGCCTCGCTGAGCCCGCAAGCTGATCAACTCGCTCGCGAACCGCGCTCCGAGCACGCCCCGCCGGCCGCTCCCGGCCGCCGATCAAGATCACGGCGCAACGCCAAAAATCATGATCATTTCGCCTCGCGCACGCACGCGTGCGGGTGGGGGCGCACCCGCACGCATGGGCGCGTAGGAGACCGCGGGGGAGGGCTCTCAGAACCTGTACGGGTCTGGGGACCCCATGATCACGCGTCCAACCGCTGCGCCACCCACGCACCACCGCCCGGCCGCAACGGCCCGGCACTGACGCGCCGCAACGGCGCTCACCTGGAGTGATGACCATGGCAGGGAACGGACCGCCCCCGAAGCCGGCCGGACAGCGACGCCGGCGCAACGCCACCGTCGCGATGACGAAACTCCCCGCCGAAGGGCGGAAAGGCCGGCCCCCGAAGTGGCCCCTCCTCGACGACGTCGTCCTCATCACCCGCCGCGACATGGCCATGCGCAAGGCGGATGACCTCGAGCTGGCCCTCCTCGAACCGGACCTCAAGGGCCGGGCCAAGACGAACGCCGAGAAGAAGGCCGACGAGGCCCGGGCCACGGCGACCATCCTGCAGAAGCAGGTCGAGGCGCAGCAGCGGATCGAGGCCGAGCTGTGGAAGGACCTCTGGAAGACCCCGCAGGCGGTGATGTGGGGGCGCCTGTCGTGGACGCGTGAGGTCGCGCAGTACGTGCGGTGGAAGTCTCGCGCCGAGTCGGGCGACCTGGACGCGGCCAAGGAGGCCCGGCAGCTCGCCGACCGGCTGGGGCTCACGCCGCTGTCCCTGCTGCGGCTGCGGTGGGAGATCTCCACCGACGAGGTCGGTGAGACCAGGCAGGCCCGGGCCACGCAGGCCGAGCGCCGTACGGCGCAGCGTCGGCTGCGAGTCGTCGACGGCGACGCTGCGGCTGGGGGCGAGTGATGGTGCAGCGGGTGAAGGCGGCCGGCCGTGGGCTGGCGGGGTCCTGAGTACCGCGGCGAGTTCCCTTCCCTCGGCTGGCTGGTCGGCGAGTGGATCGAGCAGCACTGCGTCATCCCGGACGGTGACCGGGTTGGTGAGGTCTACGGGCTGACCAACGAGATGTGGACCTTCCTGGTCCACCACTACCGGCTGCGGCTGACGGCCGCCCCTGGGCAGCGCGCCGCCGCGTTCGCCTACCGGCGGTCGCAGCTCGTACGTCCGCAGAAGTGGGGCAAGGGCCCGCTGACCGCGGCGATGGTCTGCGCCGAGGGCGTGGGCCCGGTGCTGTTCGAGGACTGGGCCGAGGGCGGCGAGGTCTACGACTGCCGGGACTACGGGTGCGGCTGCGGCTGGGTGTGGGAGTACGAGCCGGGCGACCCGATGGGCCGGCCGTGGCCGACGCCGCTGATCCAGATCACGGCCAACTCCGAGGACCAGACGGCGAACATCTACGGCGCGCTGACGCCGATGATCGAGCTGGGGCCGCTCGCCGAGCTGATCCCGGACACGGGCGAGACGCGGATCAACCTGCCGAACGGTGGGCGGATCGATCCGGTCACCAGCCGGGCCCGTTCCCGCCTCGGGCAGCGTGTGACGTTCGTGCCGTGGGACGAGTCGGGTCTGTACACCGTGTCCTCCGGGATGATCGCTGTTGCGCACACGCAGCGCCGAGGCCTCGCCGGCATGGGCGGCCGGGGCGTCGAGACGACCAACTCGTGGGACCCGTCGGAGGACAGCCTCGCGCAGCGGACAGCGGAGTCCCGGGCGAAGGACATTCACCGGGATCACCGGCAGGCGGACCCGCGGCTGCAGTACAAGCTGAAGTCCGACCGCCGGAAGATCCACAAGGCGGTCTACGGGGACTCGGCCGGCCGTGGCGGGTGGGTGGACCTGGACGCCATCGAGGGCGAGGCCGCCGAGCTCATCGAGAAGGACCAGGCGCAGGCCGAACGGTTCTTCGGGAACCGGATCACGGCGGGCACGGGTACGTGGCTGGACCGGGAGATCTGGCTGCTGCGTACCGCGCGGCGGAAGGTGGAGGCCGGCACGGCGGTGGTCCTCGGGTTCGACGGTTCGGACATCGACGACTGGACGGGTATCCGGCTCGAGACGCTGGACGGCCACCAGTTCACCCCGGTGTACGGGCCGGACCGGCTGCCGACGATCTGGAACCCGGCCGACTACGACGGCCAGGTCCCCCGCCTCGAGGTCGCCGCGGCGCTCGACGAGGTTATGGAGACGTACGACATCGTGCGCGGCTACTTCGATCCGCCGTACTGGGAGACGGAGATCGACGGCTGGGCCGAGAAGTACGGGGAGAAGCGGGTCGTGCGCTGGTACACCCAGCGCACCGTGCAGATGCACGCGGCGTGCGAGCGGCTCCTGACCGACGTCACGAAGAAGGACACGACGTTCTCGCACGACGGGTGCGAGACCACGGCCACCCACGTCGGCAACGCGCGGAAGGCCGCCAGGCCGGCGAACCGGTACGTGCTGAAGAAGGCCTCCGTCGCCCAGAAGATCGACCTCGGTGTGGTGTCGGTCGTCGCGCATGAGGCGGCGGGTGACGCGGTCGCGGCCGGTCTGGCGAAGAGGCCCAAGAAGAAGTCCGCGATGGTCGTGCTGCGGTGAGAGCGAGGTGAGCTGTGGAGCGCACCGAGCTGGAGTGGCTGACGCACTTGATTGGCTGCCACGACAAGGAGCTGGGCGAGCTCAAGGCGCTGGACGCGTACTACGAGGGCAAGCAGCCCCTGTCGTACATGCACCCGGAGCTGCAGGCGGAGTTGTCGGAGCACGTCCGGCAGGTGGTCATCAACTGGCCGCGCCTGGTGGTCGACTCCATCGAGGAGCGCCTGGACGTCGAGGGGTTCCGGCTGCCGGGCAAGGCCATGGCGGACGAGGAGTTGTGGCGGATCTGGCAGGCCAACGACCTGGACGAGCAGTCGCAGCAGGGGCACCTGGACGCGCTGGTGATGCGCCGCGCGTACGTCGTGGTCGGGGCGAACGAGAAGGACCCGGACACGCCGATCGTCACCGTCGAGTCGGCCCTCGACATGTTCGCCGTGGACGACCCGCGGACGCGGAAGATCCGGGCCGCCGTGAAGCGGTGGTGCGAGGGCGAGGACGAGGAAGAGCACGCGACGCTGTACCTGCCGGAGGCGACCGTGTGGTGGCTGAAGGGCAAGGACGGCGTGTGGGTGGAGGACCCGGATCACCCTCGCGACGACCACAAGCTGGGTGAGGTCCTCGTCGAGGTCCTCGGGAACCGGACCCGGCTGAAGAGGCGCGGCGGCGTCAGCGAGCTGGCCGACGTGATCCCACTGTCGGACGCCGCGTGCAAGGTGGCCACGGACATGATGGTGTCCGCGGAGTACCACTCGATGCCGCGCCGGGTGGCGTTCGGGTTCGGGTCGGAGGACTTCGTCGACGAGAACGGGCGGAAGATGTCCGTCTGGTCGCGGATCGCCGGCCGTATCTGGGCCACCGAGAAGTCCCGGAAGGAAGACGGAGCGGACGTCATCCAGTTCCCCGAGGCGGACCTGGCCAACTTCCACTCCACGATCAGCCAGCTCGCGCAGCTGGTCGCTTCGTTGGCCGGTATGCCGCCGCACTTCCTCGGCCACTCCACGGCCAACCCCGCGAGCGCGGACGCGATCCGCAGCTCCGAGGCGCGGCTGATCAAGCGTGCGGAGCGGAAGCAGCGGGCGTGGGGCGGCTCGTGGGAGCGGGTCATGCGGCTTGTGCTCCTCGTCAAGGACGGGCAGGTCAGCCCGGACGTGAGCGCGCTGGAGACGATCTGGCGGGACGCGTCCACGCCGACGGTGGCGCAGGCCGCCGACGCCGCGGTGAAGAAGCACCAGGCGAAGATCGTGCCGCTGCGGCAGACCCGCGAGGACCTCGGCTACACCCAGGCGCAGATCGAGCGCATGGAGGAAGAGGACGAGCGGGAGGCGCAGCAGGTGATGCAGCGTCTCGCTGCCGGCGACATGACCCCGCTGTTCGGTACGAAGCCGGGCCCCGGGCCGGAGCCGGATGCCCCCGAGGGCGGAGAGCCGCCGGAGGCGTCCAGTGGAAACGCCGCCTGAGCTGGCGCGCGGCCGGTACGACCTGGTGTCGGCGACGATCCGGGCGATCCTCGAGCAGATCCAGGCGGTGTGGCAGACCCTGTCCGCCGCCGAGATCGAGGGCGCTCTGCAGGGCGAGGCCGGCGCGACGATCGCGGCGGCCGCGCTGTCCGGCCAGCTGAGCGTGGCGGAGGCGGCGTCCGCGTACATCGCGGCGCAGATGGCCGCGCAGGGCGCCAGCGCGCTGTCGGACGCGGCGGTGATCGCGTCGGCGTTCGCCGGGATCGCGCCGGGCGGCGGCCCGCTGGAGTCGCTGCTGTACCTGCCGGCGATCGGCGTACGGCGGCGGGTCGCCGCCGGGCTCCCGCCGGAGGAAGCGATGATCGGCGGACTCGTCGATATGTCGATGTACACGGCGACGGCGATCGCCGATGCCGCCCGGACGGCCGACCAGACGGCCATGGCCGCCAGCCGGTCGTGCGTCGCGTACATCCGCGTCGTGCAGCTGCCGGCGTGTTCGAGGTGCATCGTCCTGGCTGGGCAGATCTACTCCCGCTCGGAGGGATTCCTCCGGCACCCGAACTGCGACTGCCAGACACTCCCCTTGGCGGAGAAGGACTGGCCCGACGTCCCGACGCCAGAGGAACTGTTCGCGCGGCTCGACAAGGAGCAGCAGGCACGGATCTTCACGGCTGACGGTGCCCGGGCCATTCGGGCCGGCGCCGACCTCGGCCAGGTGGTCAACGCTCGCCGGGGCATGGACACTGCTCACATCTATGGCCGGCGCCTGCAGGTCACCCACGAGGGCGCGACCCGGCGCAGCGTGTACGGCCGGTCCCGCGCGCGGGCGGGTGACGAGATGCGGCAGTTCGCCGGGCAGCGGTGGGGGGAGGCCACCTCCCGCCGCTACTACCGGTCGGCCCGCAGCCCGCGGCTGATGCCCGAAGAGATCTTCCGGATCGCGGACGACCGCGACGAGGAACTGCGGCTGCTACGCCGCTACGGCTACATCGTGTAGGGAGCCGCAATGGCTGCTGAGAGCGGGCCCGATGACATTGACTCGGCTATCCCTGCCGGGACGCTCGAATACTGGCGGGCCCGTGCCCGGCAGTGGGAGAAGCGATGTCATCGGGCCGAGCGTGAGAAGACCGAGCTGATCGCTGAATTGCAACGACTCAAAGGCGTGCAGCCCAGCCAGCGTGACGCGCGACGCGCTGCTGTGTTCGGCGGTGATCTCTACCCGGGGACGGGCAGCCCGCCCCGGCCTCGCTGACCTTCTCGCTCCGCAACGGGGCGAGACCTATCCCCCGCAACGGGAGACACCCACCATGAAGGCAATCCGTACCAGCTGGCTGTCCACCGCTCAGGGCGTGGGCTGGTTCCAGCTGAACCGGCACGACGACCCCGACCCGGCCGATTCGGTGGACCCGCCCGCGGATCCGCCGGCGGACCCGAAGGATCCGGCCGATCCGGCAGACCCGGACCCGGACCCCGCCGACCCGGACGGCGCCGACCAACTCGGCGACGCCGGCAAGAAGGCCCTCGACGCGATGAAGAAGGAACGCGCCGAGGCGAAGCGGTCGGCGGCCGCCGAGAAGAAGCGCGCCGACGACCTGGCCGCCAAGGTCCAGGAGTTCGAGGACCGGGACAAGAGCGAGCTCGAGCGGGCCGTCGCAAGGGCGGAGCGCGCCGAGGCCGCCAGCCAGGCCGCCACCGCCCGCGCGGTCAAGGCCGAGGTGAGGTCCCTGGCGTCGAGCTTCGCCGACACGGACGACGCCCTGGTCCACCTGCAGGAGAAGCTGGCCGGCTACTCCACCGCCGACGGCGACGTCGACTCGGAGACCATCACGGCCGACCTCGCCGCCCTCCTCGAGCGCAAGCCGCACCTGCGCAAGCAGGCGGCCCCCGCCGACCCGGAGCCCGACCCGAAGAAGGGGCCGCGCCCGGACCCGAGCCAGGGCCCGCGGGACACCAAGCCGCCCGCCGACTACCGCAACGCCGACCGTTCCCAGATCAAGGGCGAGCTCGCCAAGTACGGCGTACGCCTGCGCGGATGATCCGGATCCGTGCCCGACTGGGCGACGGCCGCACCGTGATCGAGGTCGACGGCCATGAAGGCCACGTCGAAGACGGCCGGGTGTGCGCGGCGGTATCGGCCATCACTCAAACCGCGCTGCTCGGCCTACTGGCAGTAGGCGAGCAGCACCCGGACCTTGTGTCCGTCGACATCACCCAGGAGTAACCGCATGAAGACCAGCACCCTGCGCCCGCGGGCGCGGTCGTGGTTCCGGCTCGACCGGCACGACATCCGGACCACCCTGCCGACGGCCATCCGCGCCATCATGCAGAACGGCCTCCTCGACGGCATGTTCCGCGAGTCCCTCGTGCCCGAGCTCCTGTTCGCGCAGGTCGCGGACGTCGAGCCGTGGCAGGGCGCCAAGGGCACCCGGAAGATCATGACCCGGAACGGGCTCATGGTGCCGGACCCCACCCCGATCACCGGCTCGGACGCGTCGACCGGCACCTACAGCATCGAGCAGTGGGAAGTGGTGATGGACCAGTACGGCAAGTCCATCGACACCGACCTGCTGCAGTCGAAGATGACGCAGGCGTCGAAGTACCTCAACGACGTCGGACGCCTGGGCATCCACGCCGGCCAGACCCTCAACCGGCTGGCCCGCAACAAGCTGTACGCCGGGTACGCCGGCGGCCGCACGCACGTGAAGACCGACGGCACCTCCGACACCAGCATGGTCGTCGCCTCCACGGACGGCTTCACGCACGTCCTCGTCAACGGCGTGCCCACCCCGGTCAGCGCGTCGACGCCGCTGAACATCACCGTCGACGGCGTCGCCAACACGGTGACCGGCGTCAACACCGGCACCGGCACGCTGACTCTGGGCACCGCCAGGGCCGACGTCACCGGCGAGGCAGTCGTCTCCTCGCAGGCCCCGTACGTCGTGCGCGCCGGCACCGGCAACGACTCCGCGTACGACGTCGGCACCGGCGACCTGATCAAGTTCTCGCACTTCCGGGCCGCGGTCGCCCGGCTGCGCCGCATGCACGTCCCGGCCGCCGAGGGCAGCAGCTACATCGCCCACATCGACTCCGTCACCGAGTCGCAGCTGTTCGAGGACACCGAGTTCCAGAACCTCTACCGCGGCCGCGCCGACTCCGAGACCTACCGCGACCTCGCCCTAGGCGTGTTCGGCGGCATCGTCTGGGTCCGCAACGAAGAGGTCCCGTACCTCAACACCAGCGTCACCGGCTACGAGGACCTGGCCACGACCGTGCACCGGCCGATCGTCATGGGCTCCGGCGCCCTGGTCGCCGCACCGTTCGAGGGGATCTCCGACCTCCTGTCCGAGACCGGCGTCAACGACGTCCCCGAGATCACCATGATCAACGTGGCCCCGGGCATCGACGTCGCCCGGATCGTGCGCCCGCCGCAGGACCGCCTCCAGCAGAACGTGTCCACGACCTGGTCGTGGGTCGGCGACTACGGCGTCCCCTCGGACTCCCTCGCCAACAACGACACGGCCCTCTTCAAGCGGGCCGTGGTGCTGGAGCACAGCGCCAACTGACCTCCGCCCGGGCCCAGCTGCTGGGCCCGGGTCTCAGACGAAAGGGGAGGTCTCGTGCGCGTCCAAGCCAACGAGAGCTTCAAGGTCTTCCACGGCCACGTACCCACACAGCTCGAAGCCGGGCAGATCTACACCGGAGGCCTCGCCGAGCTCCTCGCGCGCGGCGCCCGCAAGAAGGTCACCGTCCTCGAGGACGACCGCCCGGAGCCGGAAGGCACGGGGACCGAAGGGACTGGCGAGCAGAACCCGCCGCCCCCGCCGGCCCCCGCGCCGGACCCCGGTGCCAGCGCCCCGCCCACGCCCCCGTCCGACGACGGCGACGAGGACGAGGACGAGGAGGAGCTGGACATCGACGCGCCCGTCGCCGACGTCCTCGCCTGGGTCGGCGACGACCAGGAGCGCGCCGCCCTGGCGCTGCGCCAGGAGGAAGCCTCCGAGAAGCCGCGGTCGACGCTGGTCAAGCAGCTCGCCAAGATCGCGGGCGAGTAGCGGGGAAGGGGGCGCTGTGGCTCTCCCCTCCTTCGCCACGCCCGAGCAGCTGCAGGCGTACGTGCCCGGCGTCGCCGTCCCCGAGGAGTCGGCGCTGCTGGCGTTGCGGATCGCGTCGGCGGCGATCCGCCGGTTCACCGGGCAGGTGCTCTCCTTCGTCGAGGACGACGAGGTCCTCCTTGAGGGCGGAGAGCGGGCCCTGGTCCTGCCGCAGCGGCCCGTCGTCGTCGACGCCGATCATCTGCTGACGGTGGTGGAGATCCCGGACGGGACCGGGATCGAGGTGCCGGCCGTGGAGAACCGGGACTTCATCCGGCAGGGATCCGAGCTCCGCCGCGGTGAGCCGCTGTACGACCTGTCCCGCACGATGGGCTGGCCGTTCCACCGGCCGCTGGGGATCTGGGCGGCCCGGGTCCGCGTGGTCTACAGCCACGGCTTCGAGGAGATCCCGGACGATGTCCTCGGGGTCTGCCTGGACCTGGCGTCGGCCACCCTGTCCAACCCGCGCAGGCTGCGGTCGGAGGCCGCCGGCGCAACGTCGGTGACCTACACCGTGGAGACGTTCGGCACGGGATCGCTCACCTCCGACCACCGGAGGATCCTGCGGAGCTACCGGCGTACCGGCCTGTCGGTGAGGCCGGCGTGAGCGTCCTGTACGAGCAGTCCGGGACCATCGTCCGCCCGGCTGTCACCGAGGACCGGTACGGCAACAAGCGCTGGGACTACGGGCCGACCGCCGAGCGGATCCCCGTGGACCAGGTGAACATCCAGCCCAACGGCGGCAGCAGCGAGGACAACGACGACCGGCAGGTCACCGTCACCGGCTGGCTGCTGATCTCCGCGCCGGGCACCATGCCCGACCTCCGCGACACCGACCACGTCGAGTTCGACGGCCTCGTCTGCGAGGTCACCGGCAAGGTCGGCCGCTGGCCCGTCCCCCGCTCGATCCGGCACATCGAGGCCCAGCTGAAGGAGGTCGACTGACCATGCCCTCCGGACGTTTCCGCTTCGAGCCGAACCCGCGGATGTTCGACGAGCTCGCCCGCTCCCCGGGGATGCGGGACCTCCTCCTGGACAAGGCTCAGCAAGGCGCCAACTTCACGCGGGGCTTCGCGCCCTCGTACTCGGGGCCGACGTACAAGCCGGGCGTTTCCCGGCACGGCGAGTACAAGGACTCGATCTACTCCGCGGCTCACCTGAATCCGAACGGCTGGCGGGCGGAGTTCGGGGCGACGGCGCCGTGGACGCTGCAGGTCGAGTTCGGGTCCGGGCGTCCGGCCACCAGCAGCGAGCGGCCGCAGGGCGGCTACTCGCCCAAGGCCAGGCCGCTCGGCCGCGGCCTCGATTCCCTAAGGAGCACCGCCTGATGACCGCGATCAAACTCGCCCACTGGCACAACGGCCGGGCGCCGGGCGCCCGCGTCGAGGTGACCGACGAGGAGCTGGCACTGCTGCAGCGTGATGGCCGCGTGGCCGAGGTCCTGCCCGACGAGGCAGTACCGGAGGCGCCGGCCGAGGAGCCGGACGCCCAGCCCGACGAGGCGGCCCCCGAGCCGGAGCCGGCGGCGGCGGCCGCCGAGGCTGAGGCGCCGGCGAAGAGCAGCCGCCGCCGGCGATGACACCGCCGCCGGTCGTCGTCTTCCCGGACGCCGAGCTCGTCGCCGTCACCATCCTGCGCGCCGGCCTCGACGCCGCGGCGACCGTCGGCACCGAGTGGCCCGACGACCTCCTGCAGAAGATCACGGGCGGCGTGGTATCGGTGACCCGCGGCGGCGGAGCCGTCGTCCAGCGGTACGTCACCGAGGACGTCACCCTCGACATCGACATCCTCGCCGCCGACAAAGGCCAGGCCCACGATCTCGCCCAGCTCGCCCGCGCGCACCTGCGCGCAGCGGAGGGCAGCACCGTCGACGGCGCGCAGATCTACACCGTCGCGGACGTGTCCCTGATCTGGCTGCCGTACGAGCCGTCCGCCGAGACCGCCCCGATCCCCCGGTACGTGCTGGTGATGCAGATGCGTCTGCGCGGCCGGCCCGCCACCTAACCCGCGCCCATCCATCCCTGCCCGTCGGTCGTCGGCCGCACGGGTCTCTCGCATGCCTGGAGGCATCCGTGGCGAACAACGCCGACAACGTCAGGGCCGCACTCAACGGCTCGATCTTCCTCGCCCCCAAGGGCAGCACCGCGCCGGCCGACCTGACCGCTCCGTGGGACGCGGCCTGGGTCGACCTCGGCTACATGTCCGACGACGGCGTGAGCCTGGAGTACTCGACGGACGTCGAGGACATCAACGCCTGGCAGTCCCTCAGCCCCGTCCGCCGGATCCTCACCTCGGTCAACATGACCTTGGGCTTCACCGCGATCGAGCTGAAGGCCAGCACGATCACGGCCTACTTCCCGGACTCCGTCATCACCGAGGTCACCGAGGACACCGTCTGGCGCCTCGACATCCCCGCCGCCCCCGGCCCCGCAGAGTGGGCCGTCGGCCTCGAGTGGATCGACGGCGACATCAAGAACCGCATGGTCATCCCCCGCGGTGAGATCACCGACCGCGGCGCCATCCCCCTCGGCCGCTCCGCCGCGGTCGGTCTCGAGATGACCGTCTCCGCGTACGCCTCCTCGGCGCCGGAGATCGCGACCTGGCTGTCCAACGACCCGGCCTGGGCCCTCGCTGCCTAAGCCGACCCCGTCTCCCCGGCAGGCGTGCGATGCGGGTCGCGCCTGCCGGGGGCACAACCCGCATGACCCGCAGGACCAGGAGCAGCACGTGAGCACCAGCAGCAAGGCCAAGACCGCCAAGGGACGCGAGGTCACCTCGCTCGACTCTCTCGCCCAGCAGAAGCGGGACGCACTTCCCGAACCCTGCACGTTCGAACTGCGCGGGGTCGAGTTCACCCTCGAGCCGTTCAACTCCCTGCCGATGGACCTGCAGGAGCGGATGCACGGCCCCGAGGACTACCTCTCCATCCTGCGGGCCGCGCTGTCCGCCGAGAAGGTCCAGGAGATGATCGACGCCGGGTACACCCTCGTCGACCTCGAGGTCGTCGCCAACGAGTGGATGAAGCGCTCTGGCGTGGAGCTGGGGGAATCCGCGGCCTCCTCGACTTCCTGAGGGAGCACGGGGAGGCCGTCGAGTGGGACATGCCCCGGTACTGGCCGGGCCGCTCCCTGTTGGAGCTGTGGCGCGGCACCCTCAGCTGGCGGGAGCTGCGCGTCTTCCTCGACCACCTGCCGTGGGACTCCGCGACCTCGAGGTCCGTGCGGGGAGCCACGGCGGAAGAGGACTTCTGGAACCCGGACCGGCAGCTCAGCGCCGCCGTCGTCGACGCAGTCCGTGAGCTCACCTACGTCACGGTCAAGCTCCACGGCAACCCGAAGAAAACGAAGCGCCTGCGCCCGCCCGAGCCGATCCCCCGACCGGGCGTCGAGAAGCGCCGCAGCAACAGCACGGTGATCCGGTTCGGCGGCCGCCACGGCAGCGGCGCCGACCAGCTGGCCACCGTCTTCGGAGGGGCTAGGCCCGGGGCTGCGCGGACTTGAGGACCTTCAGGGCGGTCGGCCTCGACATGAGGCTGGCCACCCGGGAGGCCACGTAGTTCTTGGACACGCCGTCCCAGGTCACTGCGCCACGCATGGCGTCTTCCAGTTCCTGGGCGGCGATGTCCGCGGCGACGTCGGCGACCTGCTTCGCCTCGATTGCTGCTTCCAGGGCTTCGACGGCCTCAGAGACGGGGGCCGGGTCGTCGAGCCGAGCGAAGCGCCCCGCCTCGTCACCCTGCACCTCGATCAGGGCGGGCAGACCCTGGGCCTCGCCGAGGACGTTCTGGTGCCAGCGGGTGAGCAGGTGCCGGGCCAGGGAGTGAGCAGTGCCATCCCACTCGATGCTGCCGCGGCTCTCGGGGTGGGACCAACTGCTCTTGGCGTCGGCGATGGCCGGGACCTGGATCTCGTAATCGAAGCGCATGACTCCCCCTCAGGGTCGGTGGTCAACCTCTTAACCAGACCCTAGCGGTCAACGCCTTGACCAGTCAACCGCTTGACCACTCTTCCCGGATTGGGGGTGGCCAGTGGCAGGTCCCGGTGGTGTCCTCGTCGGCCGCGGATACGTGGCCATTCGCCCGGAGTTCCAGGGCGACTGGTCCCGTTCCGTCAACGCCCGCGCATCCAACGCCGGCCGAAGCGGCGCGTCCGCGTTCAGCCGCGCGTTCGGTGTCGGCCTCAAGGGCATCGGCGCACTCGCCGGCGTCGCCGTCGCCGCGAACCTGAACGCCGCGGCGGCCGGGGCCGCGCTCCTGGCCCCGGCCCTCACCACGGCCGGGGCCGCCGCCGGTGCGCTCAAGCTCGGTCTGTCCGGGGTGGGCGACGCCTTCAAGGCCGGCTTCGCCGACAGCACCGCCCAGGCCTCGTCCGCCGCCTCCTCCACCCGCGCGGTGGAGGCGGCGCAACGTGGTCTGGCCAACGCGCAGCGGGCGCTGGCGGACGCCCGGGTCCAGGCGGCCGAGCGGATCCAGGACGCGCTGCGGTCGGTGGAGGACGCTGAGCGCAACCTCACCCGCACGGTGGCGGACGCCGCCCGCGAGCAGGAGGACGCGAAGCGGAAGGTCACCGACGCGGTCCGGGAGCTGGCCGAGTCCCAGCAGGACGCGCGGAAGGTCCAGGAGGACCTGACCGAGGCGCGTAAGGACGCGGCCCGGGAGATCGAGGACCTCAACAACAAACTCGCCAACAGCAGGTTGGAGGAGCGCGAGGCCGTCATCGCGATGGCCGACGCCGAGAAGGCGCTGCGGGCGGCGCAGGCCAAGCCGGGCAACCGTCCGGAGGACATCGCCAAGCTGCAGCTCGCCTACGACCAGGCGGCGCAGGCCGTCGAGGACCAGCGCCTGGAGACCAAGCAGCTCGGCGAGGACGCCGCCGCGGCGAACAAGGCCGGCGTCGAGGGCTCGGACAAGGTCCAGCAGGCGCAGGAGCGGATCGCCGCGGCGCAGCGCGAGGTGGAGGACCGTACGCGGGCGCTGGCCCGGGCGCGCGAGGAGCAGCGGCGTACCGAGGTCGACTCGGCTCAGGACATCGCCGATGCGCAGCGTGCGCTCGGCGAGGCGCAGCGCGGGGTGGACGAGGCCCGGGCGGACGGGGCGCGGCAGATCGCGGACGCGCAGCGCGCGGTGGCCGACGCCGCGGCGGCCGTCGCCGACGCGCAGCAGTCGGCGGCCGGGCAGGCCTCCGCCTTCGACCAGGCGATGGCGAAGCTCGCGCCGAACGCGCAGGCCTTCGTGCGGGCGGTGCAGGGGCTGGCGCCGGCCTGGCGGGACATGAAGCTCGCGGTGCAGAACCGGCTGTTCGAGGGCCTGGACTCCACCGTCACCACCCTCGGCCAGGCCACGATCCCCGTGCTCAAGCGCGGGCTCACGGAGACCGCCGGGGTCTGGAACACGATCGCGAAGAACGCGGCCGGCGCCATCACCGAGATGGCCAAGTCCGGGATGCTGGACCAGATCCTCGACGGCGCCACCGCCAACCTGCGCGCGTTCGAGAAGGCCCCCGCGCAGATCATCACCGCGCTCGGCCAGCTGAGCGTGGCGGCGCAGCCCGCGTTCAACGCGCTGTCCAAGCAGATGGCCGGCGCCCTCACCAGCTTCACCGACGGCATCGCGAGGAGCTTCGCGTCGGGTGGTCTCGAGGAGGCCATCGGTACGGCGATCGGGATCCTCGGCCAGTTCGGGACCCTGCTGGGGAACATCCTCGGCACCGTCTCAGAGATCTTCAAAGCGGCATCGGACGCCGGCGCCGAGATCGTCGGCGTCCTGGGCGCAGTCTTCGGAGAGCTCCGCAGGGTCTTCGCGACCGACGAGATGCAGGCCCAGCTCAGGTCGTTGTTCGGGTCCATCTCGCAGATCGTCTCCGCGATCGTCCCGGTCCTCGGGGCGGTCGTGCAGGCCGCCGTGCCCCTGCTCGCCGCGATCGCCGCGCCGATCGCCGAGCTCGCCACCGTCCTGGGCCCGGTCCTCATCCAGGTCACCCAGGCCCTCGGCGCCGCGCTGCTGCCGGTCATCCAGTCCCTGGGCCCCGTCCTGGTGACGATCGGCACGGCGATCGTGCAGCTGGTCCAGGCGGTGACGCCGCTGCTGCAGCCGATCGGCGACCTGATCGCCGGGGTGATCAACGCGCTGGCGCCGGCGCTCACGCCGATCGTCAACGTGATCACCGGCCTGGTCGGGGTGCTGATCGGGCCGCTGACCTCGATCGTGCAGGCGCTGACCCCGGCGCTGACGCAGATCGGCCAGGTCATCGCACAAGTGTTCGCCGCGCTGGAGCCGATGCTGCAGCCGCTGGTGACACTGATCGGGCAGGTCGCCGAGCTCATCGCGGGCGTGTTCGCTCAGGCGCTGCAGCAGCTGATGCCGGTCCTGACGCCGCTCATCGACGCCGGCATGCTCCTCGTGTCCAGCGTGTTCGAGGCGCTGCAGCCCCTGCTGCCCGTCGTCCGGGACGCGTTCGAGACTCTCGGCCAGGCGCTGCTCACGATGATCGCGCCGCTCGGGGAGATCGCCGCGGCGGCCGGTCAGCTCGTCGCCGGGCTTGCCCCGCTGATTCCGGTCGGCGTGCAGCTGGTCACCGAGATCTTCAGCGCTCTGACGCCGATCCTGCCGGTGGTCGCGCAGGCCTTCGTGGGAATCGCGAAGGCGGTCCTCGCTCTGGTCGTGCCGCTCGCCGAGCTCGTGGGTTCGCTGGCGGGGCAGCTCGCCCCGATCATCGGCCAGCTCGCCCCCGTCCTGGGGGAGTTCGCCAGCCTGTTCGCGACGATGCTCGCCGAGGCGGTCCCGCCGCTGACCGAGGCACTGATCATCCTCGTCGAGGCGATCGCCCCGATCATCCCGCTGTTCGGGCAGGCGGTCGGCGTCGCGCTGCAGATGGCCTCCGGGATCCTTCTGCAGCTGCTGCCGTCGTTCCTCGAGCTGGTCAAGGCCACCACGCAGCTGACGATCGCGCTGCTGCCGCTGATCCCGCCGCTCGCCCAGCTCATCGGCCTGGTCATCGACCTGGGCATCAGGGCCCTGGCCGCGCTGCTGCCCCCGCTGCACCAGACGATTCTGCTGCTGGCGGAGGGACTCGTCGCCGCCATCGACGTCGTCATCGACTGGCTCGGCTACTTCGTCCAAGGGATCCTCGCCCTCGGCCCCGCCTTCCGGTGGCTGCGGGACAAGGTCGTCCTGCCCGTCTGGGGCGGAATCCAGAAGGGTATTTCTGCAGCCTGGACGAATATCAAGACCTGGGTTCTTTTCCCTATCCGCGACTATTTCACGAAGACCATTCCGGGCTGGTCAAACACGGTCAAGCAGAAGGCCGTTGACGCCTGGAACTCTGTGTACTCGGGGCTGAGTTCGGCCTGGGCGAACATCAAGAAGTACATCTTGTTCCCGGTCAGGGACTATTTCACGAAGACGATCCCGGGGTGGGGCACGACCCTCAAGAACGCAATGGTCGGCGCGTTCGACGCAGCCCGGGCCGGGATCAAGACAGCCTGGGACAAGATCAAGGGCATCGCTCGATCCCCCGTGAAATATGTAGTTGATGTGGTTTACAACGAAGGCGTTCGGAAAGTTTGGAATCTTGTTACCGACGCCTTCGGTGGCAAGCACTTGAACTGGATGAAGTTCGCCACCGGCGGTGTGTACAACAGCATCCTCCCGGGCTACACCCCCGGACGGGATCCGCACCGGTTCGTCTCCCCCACAGGCGGCGTCCTCGACATGTCCGGCGGGGAGTCCATCTTCCGGCCCGAGTTCACCCGCGCCGTGGGCTCTGGTTTCGTCAACTACTTCAACTCGGTGGCCCGCAGCCGCGGAGTGTCTGGCGTCCGCCAGGCCATGGCCAACACCATGGGCGGCGGGCAGGCGTTCAAGGACGGCGGCATCTTCTCCGGCATCGGCAACGCCCTGTCCGGAGCGTGGGACAAGGCGAAGTCGGCGGCCGGCTGGCTGAAGGACTCGTTCAGCGCGGCCGTCCAGGCCGGCGTGAAGAAGGTCGTCAACCCGCTGATCGACAAGATCCCCGGCGGGAACATCGGCTGGGTCGGGCTGCTCAAGGACTTCGCCAAGGGCGCGGTCAAGCGGCTCCTCGCCGGCGGCAAGGAGGGCGACGAGAAGGCCAGTCCGAACGTCAAGTACTCGCCGACCAAGGGCGTCGAGCAGTGGCGGCCGGTCGTCCTGCAGTCCCTGCGCGAGGTCGGCCAGTCCTCGAGCCACGCCAACCGGACGCTGCGCAGGATGCAGCAGGAGTCCGGCGGCAACCCGACGATCGTCAACAAGTGGGACTCCAACTGGATCGCGGGTTATCCGTCGGTGGGCCTGATGCAGGTCATCGGCCCGACGTTCCGGTCGCACGCGGGGAAGTACCGCAACAAGGGGCCGTTCCTGTACGGGACGTCGGTCGATCCGCTGGCCAACGTGTACTCGTCGATGCGGTACGCGCTGTCGGCGTACGGGTCCCTGGCCAAGGCGTACGACCGGCCGGGCGGCTACGACCAGGGAGGCTGGCTGCCGCCGGGCGGAATGGGCTTCAACGGCCTCACCACCCCGGAGGCCGTCTTCACCCCGGGCCAGTTCCGCGCGTTCGAGGGTGCGGCGAACGTCGGCCTGGCGGCGGCCGCCGCCGGCGGCGGGGCGTCCACTCAGTACGTCATCAACGCCCGTACGGCGGACTTCACGGTGGCCGACCTCGACCGTGTCACACGGGTCCAGGAGGCCCGGGCCAGGGTGGGGAGGCCACGCTAGATGCCGATCATCACAGCCCCCGTCACCACCCCGCCGGACACCGGCCCACCCGGCGGGACACCCGTCCCGCTACCGGAGATCGGCTACGCGACCGCCCAGTACACCGACCCGTCCGGAACGGTGTGGCCGCTCACCGACTGGGACGCCGGCTGGTTCACGCTGGCCGACGGGGTGTCCGGGCTCGGCGCCGTGAAGTACGAGCTCACCACCGACGCCCAACCGCGCGGGGGCGTACGGCTGCGGCACGCACAGCCGCAGCCGCGGACGATCGTCTGGCCCTTGTTCGTGCAGGGCAAGGACCACCTCGAGATGGTGGGGCGGTGGCGGGCGCTGGCGACGGCGTTCACGCGGACGCTGCGGGAGGACGAGGGGCCAGGGGTCCTCGAGATCGCCCGGCCGGACGGCACCCGCCGGCAGATCGAGGTCTTCTACCTGGACGGGTTCGAGGGGCAGGACAAGCAGGGCTGGGGGCGGGACGCCGACACCGCGGTGCTGCAGCTGCTGTGCGAGGACCCGTACTGGATCGATCCGGTGCCGGTCACCGTGCACCGCGAGGCCGGAGAGAGCGCGGACTTCCAGGACCCGTACCCCATGGTGTCCTCGTCGCAGGTCCTCGGCGACACCACCGTCACCAACCCGTCGGACACGGTGGTGTGGCCGACGTGGGTGGTGACCGGCCCTGCGTCGCTGATCACGTTCACCGTCACCCGCACCCTGCGCAGCGGACAGACGGTGAGCGAGGCCTTCACCCTGGACCCCGACGCCCCGGAGATCGGGCACGGCAACCTCCTCGCCGGTGAGCAGGTCACCATCCGCACCGATCCGCCGCAGGTCCGCTACCAGGACGGCTCGAACTGGGTCGGTGCACTGGACTGGCCGACGGCCTCGCTGTGGGGGCTGGCACCGGGCGACAACCAGGTCACCTTCGAACTCGTCGGCAGCGGCCCCGGCTCGGCCGTCGACCTCGCGTTCAACCCCCGCCACGAGACCGCGTAGGGGGTGGGGCGTTGGCCATCACCCTGCTGATCACCGACAAGGATCTGGCGGTGCAGGGCGACCCGATCACCGGCTGGTCCGACCTCGACGTGACGAGGAAGTTCCGGGAGCCCGCGGCGGGCAGCGTGATCCTGCCGGCCTACCCGGAGGTCATGGCGCAGCTGCAGCCCGGTAACCGCATGGTGGTGATCCGGGACGGGTCCATCTGGACGGCGGGGCCGATGGAGCAGCCCACGGACTTCGAGTGGTCCGTGGACGGGGAGCCCGGCGTCGGCAAGGTGACCGTGTCCTTCAGTGACGACCTGGCGTCGGTCGCCGGGCGGATCGTGTGGCCGGAGCCCGCGCTGACGTGGGCGGGCCAGCACGGGGACACCTGGCGGGAGCTCACCGCGGTCAGCTCGGAGACGATCGTCAGGACGCTGGTCAACGAGAATGCCGGCCCCGGCGCGAGGGCGGACAGGCGGGTGCCGCACCTGGTGCTCGCCGCGGCGGCCGGCGTCGGCACAACGACCTCGGTCAGGACGCGGTTCGAGCCGGTGCTGGACCCCTGTCGACTCGCCGCCAGCGCGGGCGGCGGGATCGGGTTCCGGACCCGGCAGATCGGCCAGCAGATCGTCTTCGACTGCTACGCCCCCGCCGACCGTACGGCGACCGCGCGCTTCTCCACGGGCCTCGGGAACTTGCGCGGGATCGCCTACTCGCAGTCCGCGCCGGAGCTCACCCACGCCCTGGTCGCCGGCCGCGAGACCGAGGGCTCGAGCATCCGCACCTTCGTGCAGGTCGCCGACACCGCGGCGGCCGCGGCCTGGTGGCGCGTCGAGCGGTACGTGGACGGCGGCGCCGACGACGACAGCAAGGGCGAGCTCACCGCGTCCGGCACCAGCGAGATCGCCGAGGGTGCGGCGCCGGTCGTGCTCGGCACCGTCACCGTCGACACCCCCGACCTACGCGCCGGCGTCGACTACGACCTCGGCGACCGCGTCACCGTCGCCCTGCCCCACGGCCTGGTCGTCACCGACGTCGTCCGCGCCATCACCCTGCAGGCCAAGGCTGAAGACGGCGAGCAGGTCGCCTCCGTCGTCGGCTCGCAGGACGCCACCACCGACCCGCAGATCGTGCGGCTCATACGCACGCTCGGCCGCAGGCTGGGCCGACTGGAAACGAGGTAAGCCGTGGCCCAGAACTCCTGGCCCAGCCCCGACTACAACGCGAGGGCCGTCACCGACTCCGAGTACGAGCAGCTGGCCGCGCGCTTCTCGGACGACGGCGTGGACGGCCGGCCCTCCGACCCGGCCATCGTCACGGCCGGGGCCGGCCTGTCCGTGAACGTCCGTGCCGACGCGTACGGCAGCATCCGCGGCCGCGCCTGGTCGTCCGGGTCCACCACCGTGAACCTGACCGTCGGCGCGAACGCTTCCGGGTCCACCCGCACCGACCGCGTCGTCCTGCGCCTGGACCGCGCGACCTGGACGATCCGCGCCGTCGTCAAGGCGGGCACCCCCGGCTCGGGCCCGCCGGCGCTCACCCAGGCGCTGGGCGACACCGGGGTGTACGAGGTGCCGCTCGCGCGGGTCACCGTCCTCGCCGGAGCGGCCGCCGTCACCGTGACGCGCGAGGAGCTGTACATCGGCACGCGGATCCGGCCGTGCACGTCAACCACCCGCAACCCCAACCCGGTGCCGGGCGAGGCCTGCTACGAGACGGACACCGGCCGCCTGCGGCTCTGGACCGGCGCTGCCTGGGCGACCGTGTTCGACGACTCGGGCGACGTCGAGATCAACACGCTGATCACACCGGTCTGGTCCGTCGGCGTCACACCCGTGATCGAACGCCGCAACGGCATCGTCTGCCTCCGCCTCGGCTCGTTCAGGCGGGAGCAGAGCAGCCTTGCAGGCAGCTCCGAATCACGGCTCCCCGTGATGATCCCCGCCGCCTTCCGGCACCGGTCCCGGGACCAGTACGCGCTGGCCTACGTCGAAGGCATCTCGATCGGACGGATCACGATCTACTCCGCCGCCAGCGACCGGCCCGGACAGGTCTGGCTCGTACAGAAACCCACGATCTCTGCGGGCGGCTACGTGCTCACGCAGTCCGGACCGAGCTGGGTGGTGGACTGATGGCACGCTCGGACTTCGGCGCGGGCGTCGCCGACTTCGTGGTCCGGCCGTCCGACGGCCTGTGGACCGTGGCCCCCAACACGGTCGTGACCTTCTGGAGCGCACGCGAGGGCGGCAGCCAGTACACCGACCTCCTCGACGCCTCCGCCACGCCGATCACCGAAGTGACCACGGACTCCACCGGGTCCATCCCTCCCTTCTCCGGACCCGACTCCGTCACCGGGATGTGGGCCGACGCCGGCGGCGACAAGCGGGCCTGGATCGAGGCCCGCGGCGCCGTGTCCGGCGGCGGTGGCGGGGGCGGCGCGTACACGTCGATCTCCCGGATCGTGGCGTCCGCGACCGCGCCGGCCGACGTGCGCGCGGCGGCCGCCTACGTGTGCGACGGCATCGCCGACCAGGAGGAGATCCAGGCCGCGCTCGACGATGCCAGGGACAACGGCGGCGGCGAGATCCAGTTGACCGTGGGCGACTACAACCTGACCGCCCCGCTCAGCGTCGAGGGCACGGACGACGTCGATGTGGAGATCGGCATCATCGTCCGCGGCCAGGGCGCCCGCATCACCCGGCTGGTGGCCGGGGCCGGGATCACCGCGGCGATCCACCTGACCAAGGTCGTCAGGGTGATGTTCGATTCCTTCGGGATCACCGTGGACGGGGCGACCGACGGCATCACCTCGGCCACCACCAACGGCCCGTCCTCCGGGCACCGGTCCTTCTGGAACAGCAGCTTCAAGAACCTGCAGGTAGAGGGCCCCTGGGACGGCGGCCACACCGGCTGGGCCATCAACATGGGCAGTCCGTTCCGCAGCGTGTTCGAGAACCTGGAGATCGGCGGCGTCGGTAACGGCGTACGGATGTACTCCGAGCACGCGGACTTCAACCCGGGCGACCTCACCTTCGAGCGCTGCTTCGTCGAGCTCGTCGGCAACGGCGGCACCGCCTACAAGGTGGAGTCGACGACCGCCGACGGCGTGATGAACCAGATGGAATTCGAGATGGTGGAGGCCATCGCCAACGGCACCGGCTGCACGGGCATCGAGATTGGCGGGGGCGTCGGACCCGTCCACCACACCCACTGGCGCGGTGTGAACTTGGAGCAGTTCGACAAGCTGATCAACGTGGTGCGCGGCGGAGGCAACACCTTCCGTTGCAACTACGTCGAGCTGCGCGCCGGCATCGCGGCCCTGACCGCGTTCACGTTCGGCGCGAACACCTACAACAACGCGATCTTGTCGTGCGGGCTGTTCTTCGCGAGCGCCAGCGCAGTGCTCTACGCCGACGGCAACACGAGCCTGCCCTCGCAGCCGAACAGCATCGAGCGCACCCGCATCTACACGGACGGCACGGCCGCGGTCACCGGCACCGCGAACCCCTCGGGGACCACGGTCCGCAAGGGCATCGTCGGCTCGGGCACCGGCACGATCTCCGTCCTGCACACACCGGGCATCACCGCCCCCTCGCAGGTGATCACGCTGACCGACGCGGCGACGATCGCCACCGACGCCAGCCGCGGCTCGCACTTCAAGGTGACCATGGCGGGCAACCGGACCCTCGGCGTGCCCACGAACCCCGCCGATGGGCAGCGGGTGGTGTGGGAGGTCGTCGCCTCCGGCGGCGCCCGAACCCTCGCCCTGGCCGCCGGTGCCGGAGGGTTCGTGTTCGGGTCGGACATCACCGCCCTCACCGCCACGGTGTCCGGGAAGACGGACTTCATCGGCGCGGTCTACTCGGCGACGGCCAACGCCTGGCGCGTCGTCGCCTACGCGAAGGGCTACTGATGCCCGCCCTCGCCACCCTCGTCGACGACTTCGACGACAACGCGGTCAACGGGACGCTGTGGCCCGGGAACTACGGCACGTACAGCGAGACCGGGGGCCGGGCCCGGGTGCAGTGCGACGCGGACTACGGGGCGTTCGTGTCGGCGGCCGCGTACACGCTGGCCGGGTCGTCGGCGTACGTGCGGATCTACCCGCCCGCCGTCGGCGGCGCCACCACCACGGCGTACGCGCAGCTGTCCCTGCTGTCCTCGGTGGAGGGCACCGAGATCGGCGCGCAGATCAACCGCGTGACCGGCAAACTCCGCTGCCAGTCGAACACGTCCTACTACGACGCGGCGGCGGTGGAGGTCACCTACGACGCGACCGCCCACGCGTACGTGCGGATCAGCGAGGCTGGCGGCACGGTGACGTGGGCGACCAGCCCGGACGGATCCACGTGGACGACCAGGCGGACGCTGGCGACGCCGGCGTGGGTGACGGCCAGCACCACCGTGCAGCTGCGCCTCGAGACCCACCGCAACAACGGCACCGTCGACTACGCGGAGTTCGACAACCTCAACACCATCCCGGTGACGCCGCCCGCCGGCGGCGCGAAGCAGGCTGCGTTCCTCGCCTTCCTCTGACCCCGCTCCCACCCGCGCCCCGCGCCGTCCGGCCGGGGCCTTCCCCATGTCTGGAGACCCTCATGTCCCACAGCCAGAAGCCGAGCATCGGACGCATCGTGCACGTGCCGATGCCGCCCGCCGCCAACAACGGCAGCGACACCGCGGCCGCCGTGATCACCCGCGTCGACGAGGACGAGGAGACCATCAACGTCCGGATCTTCGCCGACTCCACCGCCAGCCCCCAGGAATGGCGCACCTCCCTCACCTACACCGACGAGCTCGCCTACGACCCGGACGACACGACCAGCCTGTACCGCTGGACCTGGCCGCCGCGCGCATGAGCAGCGAGATCCCGACGCGGCCGATGCCGCGCCCGCGGCTGACCCAGCCCGTGCACTACGTCTCCCACGGCACGCCCCCGCGCGGCGACGGCAGCCAGGCCCACGCCTCGCGCTGTCGGGCCGCGATCGTCACCGGCGTGCACGAGCTGGCCGTCCACCCCACGACGCTCGCCGAGAGCGGCATGTGGGTCGTCGACCTGTGCGTCCTCAACCCCGGCGGCTTCTTCCTCGACCAGCGGTCCGTGCAGATGGAGTACGGCCGCGACGGCGGCACCTGGCACACCGCCGACTCCTGCGACGCCTGACCGCCGCACCTACCCGTCGGCCCCGCGGCAACCCAGCCCGGGGCCACCCGCATGTCAGGAGGTCTCATGTCCACACCCATGTCAGCGAACTCGTTCCTGGCAGCCCTGGTCGCCGAGGGCCTGGACGTCGTCCAGGTCGGAGACTGGCGCGACCACAACCGCAACAGCAAGGGCCCATGGGGTCCCGTCAACGGCGTGATGATCCACCACACCGTCACCAAGGGCGCCGCCCGCACCGTCGACATCTGCCGCAAGGGCTACGACGGACTGCCCGGCCCGCTCTGCCACGGCGTCATCACCAAGGACGGCCGCGTCCACCTCGTCGGCTACGGCCGCGCCAACCACGCCGGCCTCGGCGACGACGACGTGCTGCGCGCGGTCATCGACGAGAAGGCTCTGCCCTCCGACAACGAGGCGAACACCGACGGCAACCGGCACTTCTACGGCTTCGAGTGCGAGAACCTCGGCGACGGCGACGACCCATGGCCGGCCGCGCAGCTGGAGGCGATCGAGCGCGCGGCCGCCGCGATCTGCCGGCACCACGGCTGGAACGAGCGCTCGGTGATCGGCCACCTCGAGTGGCAGCCCGGGAAGGTGGACCCGCGCGGGTTCACCATGGCCTCGATGCGCAGCCGGATCGGCGGGCGCCTCGGCTCAAAGAAGCCGGCCCCGCAGCTGCCCCCGCCGAAGCGCCCGGTGATCGACCTGTCCGAGCTGGTGAAGGCAGCCCGGACCAACCCGCAGATGAAGGGCACACCCTGTACGTACGCCGGGGTGCGCACCTACGAGGCGGCCCTCGTCGACGAGGGCCTGCTCGCCAAGGTCAGGCTCGACGGACACTTCGGCACGGACACCAAGGACGCCACCTCGGCGTGGCAGGAGCGCCTCGGCTACCGCGGCCGTAAGCCCGGCCAGCCGGCCGACGGCATCCCCGGCCGCGACTCCCTCACCCGCCTCGGCAACAGGCACGGCTTCTCCGTCACCTCCTGAAGGGACTGATCATCATGGCTGCACCTGTAGAGAAGAAGGTCACGGCGGCCACCGCGGCGACGTTCATCGGCAGCACCGCGCTGCTCGGCGCGCTCGAGGCGGTACGTGACAACGCGGACCTGGTGGGCTGGCTGCCGCCCGGGCTGGCCCCGTTCGTTCTCGCCCTGGTGCCTACCGCGATCACGTTCGTGTCCGGCTGGGCGGCCAAGCACAGCCCGCGCACCCACGCCTGAGGCAGCAGGGAGGGATCATGGCCGATGGTGAGCCGTCCAACGGCGAACTCGGGCGGCTCATCTCCGGGCTGGAGACCCGGCTCGACACCCGCTTCGGCGAGCTGAACTCCCGCCTGGACAAGGTCGTCACGCTCGACGTCTACACGATCCAGACCACCCACTTCGAGCAGCGCCTGGCCCAGATACAGGCGGACCTCCAGCAGGTGCGCTCAGACCGGGACTCCCTCGAGGACGCGTTCGAGCAGTACCAGCTGACGGAGCGGGACCGGCGCGAGGCCGAACGGCAGAAGCGGCTGTACCAGGCGGTGATCCCGGTACTGCTCGCGCTGCTGTCCGCGGCGATCGCAGTGTGGGCGGTGGTGGCAGGGTGAGCACCGCGGTGAGGCGGCGCCGACCGAGGCCGGTGCCGCGGGCCGAGTGGCTGATCGCGATCACCGGCCTGCTCTCGGCCGTGTTCCTGGCGTGGCTGGCGATACAGGTCGTGGCCCTGACGCACGAGCTGGAGTCCGCGCGGGAGGATCGGGATGCGCTGGCCCGGCAGGTGGAGGACCTCGGCGGGACGCCGGTGGCCGGGCCGCGCGGTGAGCCGGGCGAGCAGGGCGCGTCGGTGACGGGGCCGCCGGGGCCGCGTGGGGAGCGTGGCCCCGGCGGGCCGCCGGGCCCGTCGGGTACGCCGGGCAGGCCCGGTACGGACGGCGAGCCCGGCAGTGACGGGGCGGACGGGCCTCCGGGTGAGACCGGGGCGTCCGGCCTGGACGGGGAGCCCGGCGCGGAGGGGGCGCCGGGCTCCGCCGGGGAAGCCGGAGCGGCAGGGCCTGCGGGTCCGGCCGGTCCGGCGGGCGCGCAGGGAGAGCCAGGGCCAGCCGGGCCGCAGGGTCCGGCCGGCGAGCGGGGCCCGACCGGGCCCGCATGCCCGGCGGGCTACAGCCTGCAGACGCCGGCGTGGGACGAGGACGCCCTCGTCTGCGTGCGCGACCCAGCCCCGGACGACGGCGAGGACCAGGAGCCGGAGACGCCCTCGCCGAGTCCGTTCGCCCTCGGCCTGGACCCGTCCCGCCGGCAGTACCCTTGA